CTTTATAGATATGTCTGCTATAATACTTATCACCCAATTCTATATAACTATTAAGAAGAGTGTTATAAGTGCTATCTTTAAGCTTAATACTATCTCTCCAGGAAGTATCTATAACCGCTGATCCTGCAAGTTTAGGTTTACTATAAACAGTTTTTACTTTTTCTTTCCATATTGTATCAATCTTATTAACAATTAAAGTATCTATTTTACCTGATTTGTTATTAGCAGGTTTAGAGCCACAACGTTGTAATAAAACTATAAAAACCAATACAACAATGACAAGATTAGGTAAATTAAAGAGTAGTTTGGTTAGGTTTTTTAACATGTACAGCTAGTATTTTCTTCTGTCGAGTGTCTAAATATAAATCTTTAATAATGAACTCTGCACTAAATGGTTTTTCCGGAGTAGTGGGGTGTCCAAAACTAACATTAGTAGTAGGCTTAGTAGTAGATCCTTTATAAAAATCAAGTTGCTTTTCTAAATTGTCTATTCTAGTTTTATCTACGTTAGATTGTGCCATTAAAAGTTTAACATCATTTTTAATTTCCTTGATGTCATTCCATATGATAGTGCCAAGTATTACCACTAAAGTGGGAAAAAGCCAAAGTTTAATCTGACTTACTGAATGATGATTTTCTCCTTGAGGTATCATATTACATTTAATTAATATGTATTATGGTAATCTAAACTCTAAAAGGCGTACATCAGATGGTCTTTGTAATGTAATCATTAGAGAATTAGGTAATATTCTACCTCCGTTATCTGTTCTAACAAAATAACGCAACCCATTAGGATTGGATTTTGTACCGGTTGTAGTAGGTATTTCAACAGCTGTAGAAGGAATAATATTACTAGTAGTGCCCATCATAGTACCAGGAATAGGCCAGTTATTAGCATCTTTCTGAGCATAATATTTGGCAATTGACTGTGACATATTACAATAATTTATAAATTTAAAATATGTAGAAATAAAATATTCTCTACAATATAATATACAAAATATTCCAGAACAAACCTATATTTGTAGACAAAACTTCAAAGATTTATGAATACTAAAACCTATGCATGTATGCTAGAAAAAAAACTAACTGAAGAATTTAAAGAAAAATTTTGTGAAAAACTAGGTTACTATCCCATTGTAGTGACTAAAATGAGCACTGACGCTGATGGAAATACTATTCCGGTGATATCACTTGATACTCTTGAGGAAGCATTTACAGCTTTTTTACCTGAAAGAAATGGAAGAATTATCCATCTTAACGTGCATCGTAGATATAGAGAAATAGTAGAACTGAGAAACATCTTCTGTCTTATAGCCAAATCAATGGGATATAGCCTTAAAAGAATAGGTAGTCATCTTGGAAAGAGAGATCACACAACAGTTATACATAATATTAGAACCTGTAAAGATCTATTGGAACATAATTCTAACTTTCAAGAAACATACAAAAAGATTATAAAAACAATAAAAAATAACTATGAGTCATCAGCTGTGGAACTCACTAATCAAGTACAATCTCAGTCCGAATCAACTGTACTTTCTTGATTGCTGCCGTCATAAGATTAAACCTTGTAGCATTATAGATAGTGAAAAAGAAAAGAAAGCAGCTATAGAAAGAGGTCATTTAGATGAAAAGAATAATTTAAGTCACGGAGCTTTGTTTATACTAGACGAGTTTGAAAGTCTTCTGATAAAAACAAAAAAGAAAGTATCATCTGAAATATTAGGATCTGCATCCTTGGAGCATATAAACACTTATAGAGAGATGTTTCCTGCTAAAAGAGTGGCAAAGGTTGGATTACTTAGACAAACAGTGCAGGAGTTAAAAGATAAGTTTGTTTGGTTTTTTAAGACCTATCCTGAATATGATTGGAACTTAGTTTTAGACGCAACTGATTATTATATATACATAAAGAATAAAGAAAATATGGAATATATAACAACTAGTAGCTATTTTATACAAAGAACGGATACATATACAAAAACAAACCGTTCACTATTGGCAGATTATTGCCAAATGATTGTAGATAATCCTCAGATTCTATCTGAAAATTAATCTGTAAAAATAATAATTTTTACATTTTATTACGTATTTTTACAAACCCGTGTAATATGAGTGGTGAACAAGAATATCAATCAAAGTTTAAGCCTTATTCTTCTGTGTTAGAGAAGGGTATGAGGTATGTAGAAAAAAGAAAAACTGGTGAAATAAAGAGTTTAAGAACACCATGGCCCAGTTTTAATGAAGCAGGTGTTGCAGGTCTAGAATGGGGCAGTATGCTAACTATTGGTGCTAGACCAGGTGCAGGTAAGACAATGATAAGTTCTCAAATATTAAGAGAGTCTCACCGTCTTAACTCTGACCAATCATTTAATATTCTTGAATTTCAATTTGAAATGGGTGATGAACAATATGCTTCTCGTCAGTTTGCAGCTGAAATGGCTCTAGACTACGGTCATATTTTAAGCACTAATAGAGAACTTGATAATTTTACAATGAAAAGAATTATTGAGTTTACAGCTGAAACTAAAAGATTGGAGAAAATGGGTCTCCGTAGAGACATAGTGAGTGAATCTTTAACAGAAGATTTAATAAGAAAAGAAATAGAAATGGCATATGTTAGAGGTGGTAGTAAACCACTTCTTATAACAATAGACCATAGCTGGTTGATTAAGAAAGGTAGTAGAGATAAAGACAAATTTGATGTGTTATATAATACAACAGAGATGTTAATGAAGCTAAAAAATCAACTACCTATTATTGTTATTATGCTTACACAATTAAATAGATCAATAGAAGATGCTGCAAGAAGAATACCAGCATCTATACATAATTATCCTACATCAGGAGACATCTTTGGTGGTGATGCACTGATGCAAGGATCTGATATGGTAGTGGTATTATCCCGTCCATTTAAATTAGATATAAAACTTTATGGTCCATATGCTTATCATGTATTGACAGATGATGTTATTATGCACCTAATTAAGGTGAGAAATAACGGAGATGAAAAGAATAACATGATATTTATGAAAATGGAAGGTCAAAATCAAAGAATGATTGAAGTAGCTCCACCTAAAGCTGAAAGACCAGAAGGAAACTATCAAAGATTTTCACAAAGAACAGGAGGTAGACAAATAATAGAATCTCCCATTGGAACAGAAATTTAAATCAACACATATGTTTACAACAGCACAACCTAAACAAACGAGTACAATGCTACTACCTCGTTTAAGCTACGCAGAGTATAAAGCTCTTGATCCGTTAGAACAAAAAAAGTATAAGGCTGAAATCTTAAATGAGCTTAGAGAATTTCATAAGCCACTTATTAACAATCTAGGTGTTTCTAGTAATGACTTTCAGTTTAAAGTGCCTTTTTATCATAAAGGTATACAAGTGATAGGCGTTTTTAATAATGAGTTTACTAAACAAAAAGGGTTATTCTTTGAAATGTTTGATAGAGAATTTAACCCAACAGATAAAGAAAGAACAGTATATAATGTAGCTCATAATGTAAATTATGAAGAAGAATATGAAATTAATCAAAACAATTCATATCTTGTGCCACTAGATGAACTCAGAGTGGTTAATTCATATAGTGTAGCTATTAGTGGTGAATCAGCAATTGTAGATGCTCAAAAGAAGACAACAGGTTTAACTTATAACAAACCAGCTGAGACAAAAAAAGAAGAAGTAGAGCAGTATAATGATGCTTTGTTTTCAGAAATGACTATTAGAGATTATTATGCTATGCAGACAGGTAAACCGCTTAGTCTTAAACCTTGGCTTAATGACCTTATTAAATCAACAATAAACAAGTAATATGGGTAAAGGAGTATTAATTATTGCAGAATCTGGTACAGGAAAATCTACCAGTATTGAAAACTTAGATTCGGCTAGTACATTTATTATTAATGTAGCTAATAAACCACTTCCATTTAAAGGATGGAAGAAAAAATATACTATTTGGACTAAAGATAATCAAGCAGGTAATCTTTATTCAGGTAGCAAACCTGAACAGATAGAAGCAGCGTTAGTGTATGTTAATACAAAACGTCCTGAGATTAAAACAATAGTTATTGATGATTTTCAATACATGTCTAGCTTTGAGTTTTTTGATAGAGCAAGTGAGAAAGGTTATGAAAAATTCACTGAAATAGGTGGTCATCTAGCTCGTATTAGTAGACTTCCTAAAGATTTACGTGAAGATCTCACTGTATTCTACTTAACACATGCAGAAGAAGGTACAGATATAGAAGGTAGAAAGCGTTATAAAGCCAAAACTATTGGCAAAATGGTAGATGAGAAGCTTACACTAGAAGGTTTATTTTCTATTGTATTATTTGGCAAAACTAAAAAAGATGCTAATGGTATAATCAGATATGTGTTTGAGACACAAACAACTGGTGATAATACATGTAAAAGTCCTAAAGGTATGTTTAAAGACTTTGAGATACCTAATGACTTAGAGTATGTTAATAAAGCAATTCATGATTTTGAAAACTAATTTTTCTAATTTTTCATTTAATAAAAACAAACATTATGTTTAGTACAAAAGGACAGGATGTCAAACAGGGAGGAGGTACTCCAAAATCACTACAGCCAGGCGTAGTTTATGCTCACATCTATGATGCCAATCTTAGAACATCTAACAAAGGAGACAAGAAGTGTTTAGAACTCTATCTTGAAGGTCCTGAATTAGAAAACTTTGAGGGTTGGCCCATTGATAAAGAAAATCCAGAAGGTCCTAAATACAAAGGACAAGTGGGTAGAGTGGCAGCTACTATATGGACTGATCAATTTGATAGCAGTAACGTATCCGTTAACGACATTATGTATAAGCTCATTGTAATTGCTAAAGAGTTAAATCTTCAGGATGAACTTAATGCAGTTGAAGCTGTTACTATTGAAGAGTGGGTTAAAGCAGCTGTTAACATTGTAAAAGGTAAGAAGTTATATTGGTTTTTAAAGGGTTCAGAAGAAGAATATAATGATAAAACTATTATTAAGTTGTCTTTACCTAAATATAAGTTCGTTTCTACAGATGCAGCAAAACTTGATAAGTTTGACAAAACAAATAAATATCATTATAAAGCATTGGCTAAATCTAATGTAAGTAGTTTTGAACCAGCTACTAATGATTTTGAAGTGTAAGATTTTTTCATTTTTTTAATTATTGCGGGGAGTGTTTCTACACTCCCCTATATTTTTTGTAGATATATGTAAATATAGAATACTATGTTTAAAACAAAAAATCTTGTTCATGATATAAAAGACGTTCCAGTTACATGGATATTTGAAACATATTGTAAGTTAAAAGAAAAACTTACAGGGCAAGATATAAAGATTAAAAGTTTATTTAACCCTAAAGAAAAGACACCTTCCATGTGTGTCTATTTTGATAAAAGTAAAAATACTTACAGATATAAAGACTTTTCTTCTGGTAAAGGAGGATCTGCAGTAGACCTTGTAAAAGATTTAAAAGAACTTACATTTCATAAAGCTTGTCAACATATAGTTGAATGTTATAATGACTATGTCCTTCATAATAATGGTAGTTATGATGTAAAAGAATTTAAAGAAGCTAGTAAATATAAAGTTAAATCATATATATTTCGTTCATGGAATACTTCAGATCAATACTACTGGACTCAGTTTAATATAGGTACACGTTTGTTAGAAGAATATTGTGTACGTCCTTTAGAAAATTATACACTTGAAAAAAAGCTTAATGAAAAGGTAGATACATTAGTTATTTATAGCAATTATCTGTACGGTTATTTTAAAAAAGATGGTAGCTTGTATAAAATTTATCAGCCTAAAACTCTAGACAAAAAGTTTATTAAAGTGCAAGATCATATCCAAGGCAGTGAGCAATTAAAATCTTCTAAATACTTAGTAATTACTAGTTCTTTAAAAGATATTATGGCACTTAAAAGTCTTAAAATAGAAATGGATGTAATAGCTCCAGACTCAGAAAATAGTTTTATACGTAAAGAGTTGATGCAGGAATACATAAAATCTTATAAAAAAGTAATAGTGCTATTTGATTATGATGATGCAGGTATAGCAGCTATGAATAAGTATAAAACATTATATCCAGAGATTGGCACTACTATTTTACCAATGAGTAAAGATCCGTCTGACAGCATAAAAGACTTTGGTGCTAAAGAAGTGTTCTTAAGACTTATACCTATATTAGATAAAAAGTTATAAAAAATATTAACTTCTACACTATATTTGTATAGAAAATTTATATTATGCCTAAGAAAACTACAAAAAAACCTCGCGTAGCTAAAACTAGAAATGCAAGTACGATGACAGAAGCTGCCTTCTGGAGTTTTATACGTTCAGGTCTTAGACAGAAATCTAGATGGTGGAAACCTATTACTCAGTGTAAGTTAAAAGCTAAAAGAATATACAAAGGACCTAATAAAAGACAAAAGTTTGAATACCAATGTAATATATGTAAACTTTGGTTTGCAGAAAAGCATATTAATGTAGACCATATACAACCTGCTGGTAGCTTAAACTGTGCAGAAGATCTTGCTGGATTTGTAGAAAGACTTTTTTGTGAAATAGACAATTTACAGGTACTCTGTGAACGTTGCCATGACATAAAAACGAAAGAAGAAAAATTAAATACATATGCCAAACCAAAAAAATAAAGAAGAACTAATACAAAAAGTTATTGAACAAATAAGTGAAGATATTCACTTTCATGATCATGAAGCTTTAGAAGAATTATTAAACTTCACACCTATAAAATATCTGATAGGATATTTACCAGAAGAAGACTGGTCTAGTTTCAAAAAGATAAAAGAAGAAGAAGAAACTAAAGAATCTATTGATGTTATAGATTTAATAAGTTTTTTAGAATATGAGGAAGGATATACAGTTGATCCAAAAAGTCAAAAACGTATACGAACTAAGCTTGAAGAACTTGGAGTGTGGAAAAAGAATAAATAACATAAAATAAATAAACAATGGAACTAGAAAGCATAATGGAAGAATCTGTAGAACTTTTAGAAAAAAGTTTCTATAATAAGAAGTTTTACTACTCATATAGTAGTTTAAATAAACTTTTATGGAGTCCTCAAGTATTCTATCAACTTTATGTACTTGGTCTGAAAGAAGAAAGAATGGAACAACATCTATTACAAGGTAAGCTTATTCACCTTCTTCTATTAGAACCTGAGAAGTTTAATCAAAAGTTTATAATGACACCACTTACACTACCTAAAGATAATCTAAAAGTAGTGATTGATAGAGTGTATCATCATCATGCAGAGCTAAAACGTAACGGTGATGAGCGTGCGGAACTTGCTGAGTTTGAAGGAGCTATACTAGATGTGATGAAAGATATGAATTATCATCAAAGTTTAAAGACTGATCAGCAAAGATTAGATAAAATAATAACACCTGAAGGAATTAGTTACTGGAGCTTTCTACAAAAGAAAGGTGATAAAACACTCGTTGATGCAGAAACCTATAAATATTGCTCTGATGCTGTAGAAATAATCAAAACAAATGATAAAGTTTGCAAACTGATAGGCTGCAGTATATCAGAGTTTGAGAATAAAAAAGTAATTAATGAGCTAGAAGCATCTGTAGATTTTTCTAGCAAGTCATATGGATTAAAGGGCATCATTGATAATGTAGTGATAGATCATGATGAAAAAATGATATATATCAATGATATTAAAACTACTAGTAAAGAGTTAAAAGATTTTAGTGAATCTGTAGAATACTATTCTTACTGGTTACAAGCTGTAATTTATATGATTATGGTAAACTTTTTATTCAATGATCTTCTAGGTCAAGGATATCAAGTTAAGTTTCACTTTGTTGTAATAGATAAAATGTTTCAAAGCTATGCATTTCCTGTTTCTGAAGAAACATTAAATAAGTGGTTAGATAGATTTCATCAATGCATAGAAAAAGCAGAGTGGCATCTTAAAAATAAAAGTTATGAACTACCATATGAGTTTGCAAATAGTTTAGTAGTTTTATAAAATTTTTACTAATGGCAGATAAGTTAGAGAGAAAGATAAGTAATTTATACGGTAAATATTTTCAAAAGTCTAAGTCCTTCTTATATCCTGCATTGAATATAAGAAAGAGTAGTGACTTTCCTCCTACAGGTACTTATATGAGTTTAGAAGGAGTAACTAAAACAGAAGACTGTAAACTTGTATGCTCATATAAAAATGACGAGTCTGAAGACTTTTTACATTTTGAAAAAAAGATGTTGATTGGTAATCGTTTATTTATAAAAAAGATACCTGTAAAGTCATATAATTTATATCTATTTGATTATCAATCATATACAAATGATTGGTTTAATGTTATAATAGGAAAATATTCTAAGTTAAGTGTTATACTAAAAGAAGCTATTAAAGAATATTACGGAGAAACTTCTGATGAGTATAAACATATGAAAACATTTCTATATCCAGATAAATATTATGACATATATGCTCATCTTTTAGATGTAGATATAAGCCTGCTTAAAGACGTTGGAGAACTTTGTGATCCTTGTGATATTGAAAAAGAAACATTAATAATTCCTGTAGAAGATTTGGAAATAATACAGAAATTGACTTAGATTTGTAAAACTAATTTATATAACTATGAATAAATGTATGATGCTAGTTACCGGCACATGGGGTAACACTAAAACTTTTAAGATGATTCCTACATCATCTGACTGCCCATTTGTAGAAGCAATCTTTGACCGTGATAGCAAAGTGCTTGCATTGATTGGTAGAGAAAAGAAAGAAAGTATGCACTTCTTTCCTAAGCTTGATGAGAATGGTGATATTAAGTACCTAAAGATGGGAAGACGTAAAGATGGTAAAGACTATGCTGAAGAAAGAAAAAGTCTTGAAAGCTATTATGAATATTATATTGAAGAACCCAGTGAGATTGTAGATATTGTAAGTAGACTAGCTTTAAATGCAGATACATTTGACTTCAATTCTTATATTGAATTGTCTAATACTGTAGAAGAATCTACTGATCAAGTAAATAAATAAAAATGGGAATTGTTATACCTCCAATGCGTCCTATAATAGTTAAAGGTGGTGTTGCTTTATCAAATAATCACACTCTTCTAGAAAATGCTATTGGTATACTTTTATTAATTATATTATGTAGTATACCGCATACAATACTCTGGTACTATCTAGAAATTATAGAAGAAAAAAAAGAGGATAGACCCAAATTAATTATTAAATCGTTTATTCACAATTTCTTTTTGTACACAAGTGTTTTCATTTTTTTTGGACTTTGCTATTTAATTATGAATAAATTTCTTTAAAGATATTTAATAAAAAAGGGGGAACAGCTTAACTGAACAAATCATTCCATATGAGTAATGAAACTCAGAGGACCCATTGGGTCATGGACTATGAAACAATAGTTAATTGTTTTGTAGGTGTATTTGTCCATTATAAAGATGATACTGTTAAGCACGTCTTTATAGTTAATAGAGACAGAAACGATATAGAAAAACTTGTCGCATTTCTACAAAAATGTGCGACAAATAAAGAGTGGCACATATCCTATAACGGATTAGCTTTTGATGCCCAGATTACCCAGTATATTATAAATAACGCAAAAAGATTAGTATCTCTTACAACAGATAGTCTTGTAATTGAATTATATAGATATGCTCAGTCTGTAGTGAGTAGAACAGATAGAGGAGAAATGCATGACTTTCCTCCATTTAAACTATCTATTAAGCAAATAGATTTGTTTAAGATGAATCACTGGGATAATAAAGCTAAGATGAGTAGTCTTAAATGGATACAATATTCCATGGATTGGACTAATGTAGAAGAGATGCCACATCCTCACTATGAACCTGTAGATGATGCTGAGACACTTAAAAATATAGTTAGCTATTGTTTAAATGATGTTCTTTCTACTAAAGAAATTATGGTATTTAGTAAGGAACAAATTGTTCTAAGACAGACACTAACAAATGAATATAATATTGATTTGTATAGTGCATCTGAACCTAGAATATCTAAAGAGCTATTCTTGTATTTCTTACATAAAAAGCTAGCCTGGAACAAATCTGATATTAAAATCATGAGAACACCCAGGCAGTATATAATCTTGGCAGATTGTATACTACCTTACATAAAGTTTAAAACACCTGTATTTCAAAGTGTACTTGACTATTTCCGTACAAAAGTGATTACATCAACAAAAGACGGATTTAAACACACTATAGAATATAAAGGAGTTAAAACTGACTATGGATTAGGTGGTATACATGGTGCAGCTGACTGCGGTGTTTATGAGGCTAAAGCAGGTTGGACTATAATGACATCTGATGTCATTAGTTTCTATCCTAATTTAGCTATCAAAAACGGATTTCATCCTGCACATCTACCTAAGAAAGAATTTTGTGAACTGTATGAATGGATATTTGAGGAACGTAAAAAGATTCCTAAAACAGATCCTAAGAACTACGTTTATAAGATTATTCTTAACTCTACGTACGGACTAACTGGCGATGAAAATAGTTTTTTGTATGATCCTAAAATGACCATGCAAATCACTATAAATGGTCAGCTTAGTCTAAGTATGTTATATGAGATGATATGTGAAGAAATTCCAGATGCTATACCTCTAATGCAAAATACAGATGGTCTTGAAACAATGATTCCTAGTCATAGTGTAGGTAAGTATATGGATATATGTTCTAAATGGGAACAACTTACTAAATTATCTCTAGAGCATGATCAGTATTCTAAAATGATCATCCGTGATGTAAACAACTATATTGCTATCACTAAAGAAGGTAAAGTTAAATGTAAAGGTGCATTTGAATGGGAAGACTTAGATAAGAAAAAAGTAGCTGTATTCCATAAAAATAAAAGCTTTCTTATTATTCCTAAAGCTATCTACGCATACTTTGTAAATGGTATTAAACCTGAAGACTTCTTAGATCAAAATAAAGAACTTACTGATTATTGTGCCGGTGTAAAAGCTAAAGGAGGATGGTATTTTGAAAAAAGAAGTATTCAAGATGGTAAACTGAAAATAAAACGCTTACAGAAAATTGTAAGATATTATATATCTAACAATGGTGAAAAAATAATTAAGTGTAACAAAGACGGTAGAGAAATACAAGTGGAAGCAGGAGAATGGATGCAAACAGTAGTAAACTTTATAGATAAAGAAAAACCATTTGAGGAGTATGATATTAATATGAAATACTACTTAGATGAAATATACAAACAAATAGAACAAATAGAAAAGGTAAAACCTAAATCATTTACTCAATTATCACTTTTTTAAAATTAATCGTATGCCAGTAAAAACTAGCTTCGTAACAGAACAACATTTAAGAACTACACCTCTACCTAACCATGGTGGTAGGTATTCCGCAATTGGACACGGAACAATTATAGATAATGTCCGCACTGAATTAGGTAAAGCAGGTTTCACTATTGATAAAGAATTATATAAAACCAGCCTTGATGGTCAAGTTGCCCAAGGTATATACCATCTTAACTATGGTGAAGATAAAGATATGGGACTAATGTTTGCATGGTCTAATTCATATAACAAAATGATGAGATTTAAATGTGCTATTGGTGGACGAGTATTCATCTGTGACAACGGTGTTGTATCAGGTGATCTTGCAAACTTCCAAAGAAAGCACGTAGGTAAAACAGCTTTCGCAGATATGATTTCGTCTATACAATATCAGATTAGTCAAGCTCAAACCTATTATAATAGTCTTATAGCAGATAAAGAAATGTTAAAACAAGTAAGTCTTACTCAAGCTCAGAAAGGAAGTGTCGTGGGACGTCTTCTAATTGAACAAGATGTTCTTACACTTACACAAGTAGGTATGATACATCGTCAAATAGAAATACCTGCTCACAATTATTCTAGTAATCCAGATTCAGCTTGGGATTTGTACAACCATATAACACTTGCTTTAAAAGATTCACATCCAATGACTTATCTTTCAGATCATCAAAAAGTGCACAGCTTTTTTGTAAATGAATTTGGTCAGTTACAAGGTTGGAATGAACCTACAGATAATAGTGATGATGGAACACCTGTAGTTTATCAGAGTGAAGAATTAGTTATGATGGAAGAAGAACCAATTGTTAAAGAATTTGGTGTTAGTTTTAACTAATATAAATATAGTTTTTTTTAGTTTGCAACAAAATAGCTCTAGGAGAATAACATCTCCTAGAGCTATTTATTTTAATTTTTAAAAATAGAATAATTATGGCAATAATTGGAATATCAGGCTATGCCGGATCAGGAAAAGACACTGTAGGTAGAATTATTCAATACTTACAATGTGCTAATGTAGGTAAACTTACATTAGAAGAAATACTAAAAAATGTAGATGAGCATGATTGGTGGTTATCTGAACAGTCTGGTTGGGAAATTAAAAAATGGTCAGGCAAGCTTAAAACTATAGCTAGTATATTAACTGGTATAGAAGAAAAAAACTTTGAAGATCAAGAGTTTAAGAAAACTTATCTACCTGAAGAATGGAATTATTATACCATATCTCTTATAGATAATGGTAAATTATTAATGCAGCATGGTACATTTAGTACTAAAGAAGAAGCTGAAGCTATTATTCCTATGCTTAAACAAACATATGGTGTATTTAGAATGGAATATGTAGTGGGAATGAAACATATGAGTGTTAGAGAGTTCTTACAAAAACTAGGTACTGATGCTATTAGAAATGGACTGCATCCTACTGCATGGGTGAATGCTCTTATGGCTGATTATAAACCTATTAATAATTGTCAACAGCATTCAGATGGGTTGTATTATACAGATGAACATGGAGAAAATGAAGTAATTCCTCAATACCCTAACTGGATTATTACAGATAGTAGATTTACTAATGATGCTAAAGTTGTTAAAGATGCAGGTGGTATTATGATACGTGTAGACCGTCCTGGAGTTATTGCAGTAAATGAACATCCATCTGAAATACAGTTAGATGATTACAATTTTGATTATAAGATTCTTAATGGTTCAGATTTAGTATCTTTGATGTTCACTGTACATAATATTTTAAAAAAAGAAAAAATACTACAATGACATTATTACAGAAACAAGCTATTAAGTGTGCATACGCAGACCTAAAAGGAGCACTAGAATGTTATGAAAGAGGAATTTATCATGAGCATGATTGGGAAGCACATAAGCTTAGTATAGAAGAACTTGAAGATGAATTCAAATTTTTAACAGATGAAAATATAACGAATGAAAATAAATAACTTAACAGAAATGGAAATCAAGTTTATGCATTATAAACTTGGTATATTAGGTAGTGGTATGACTGCTCTTATAGATGCAATATTTAAATTAGATAGATCAAATAGAAATAAGATAGCTCTAGGTTTTCCTGAATTGGTTACAATTTGTAACCGGTTTAATGATGAAAGCGGTTATTGGGAAAATTTGGAAAAGAGATTTGAAGAACAATTTAATTCTAAAACTAGTTTATGAAAGATAGATGTATAATTTGTGACAAGATCACTTTATATGATGTTACCGATCATATAGATTCCAGATATGGATATATTGAAGGTGCTGGTCAGCTATGTATAGATTGCTATGAAAAAGAAACAAAATGCGTACAAGTACCTGTATCTGAAATAGTTAATACACCTAATGATATGGAATTAGGTAATAAAGTTAGAAAGTTATATAATAATATATGAAACACCCTAAAGAAGGTCTTAACACACTTCACTCAGATACGTGTGTTAAGGTTTTTGATCCAGAGTTAAAAAAGTTAATAGGCATCTATCCTAGTTATGCAAAAGCTAGTAATAGACTTGGTATAGATGCTAAAACTATTTTACAGAAATGTGGAAGTAAGAAAAGAGTACATTCTCCTACTTATGGAAAAGAAGTTGCTTGTAGATTATCTAAAATGGAACCAGAATACAAAGAACAAATTTTAATAAGTAGATCTAATTTTTTAAAATAAGAATAATATGATATTAAGTGACAAAGCTATTTTAGAAGAAATCAAAACAGGTGGTATAGTGATAGAACCACTAAATCCTGCACATGTAAATCCAAACAGTGTAGATCTTACATTAGCACCTCAATTTAAAGTTTATAAAGAGGGTGTATTAGATCCTAAAAAACCCAATGAAACTATTGAGCTCACTATTCCTGAAGAAGGGATAATACTATATCCCGGTGAAGTGTATTTATATGCTTGTAATGAGCGTATAGGAGTGAAGAATAATATACGTGCAAAGGTAGAAGGAAAGAGTTCTTTAGGACGCCTGGGACTATTCATACATGTAACAGCTGGGTTTATAGATACAGGGTTTGAGGGAAGTTTAGTTCTAGAATTAGTAGCTACACGTGCTGTAAAAGTCTATCCTAATATGAAGATTTGTCAAATAGAATTTGCTCGTGTAGAGGGAGAAATCTTAGAGACATATGATCAAAAGTCTGGAAGTAAATACAATGGTCAAACAGGTGTACAAGAATCAAAATATCATCAAAACTATTAAAATACAAAATATGACAACAGGTACAGTAACAATGAGTCTTTCAGATGTAGATAAAATGAGAGATGACACAAAGAAAAAAGATAAACTATAAAAAATGGAAATACGTTTGGAGTTATTCAGCAAAGTTAGCTGTCTGATAGGATTAGAGTATAGAAGTGGAAAAGGCTTTACTAAAGATAACGAAGTAACTTTCCATGAAATAGGCATCGGCCTGTTTTTTATAACTTTGTACCTAACTTGGTATTAGTAAAAAAGGGGTAGTTAAAAACTACCCCTTTTTTCTTTTAGTCTATCTGTTTTTTATAATACTCTATCCTGTTTATATTACTCAAGATTGGTAACACCTTAGTCACTTTAAGAGCAGTACGTTCAGCGTCATAGTCCAACTCTCCATCTTCTTTCTCCACTCCAAATCCGTAATACGTTACAGCTTTTGCAGCAGATCCCCAGTTTCTCATAGTACGTATGATTGGAAATGCCTCACGTTGTAACTCAGATACAGAGTTAATACTAATATAATAAGTTAAGTCTCGGTTCAAGTCATGCAGCTGACGCAATACTAGTAAATTATAGATTTTTTTGTCTTTATCATCATCTGGTGCCATAGCTTTTAAGAGCAGATAACTCATCCATAATGTAGTGATTATCTGTATTTCTTTGACAGCTTTTTTAAAGTTAGCAAGGACCATCTCGTCTTGAATATCTAGTCTTCGTCCCATCATAGCATCAAACATCATTCCAATAACAGCAAGTTTCTTTTCTCCTGCTAAACGTAAAAATGTTCTATAGTAACCTTCTTCATCACGATCTAGTAAAGCATCCTTGTGTCGAGGATCCCATCTCACACCAATAGTTTCAGGTAACCAGGATTTAAACAAGAATAACAAACGACCAATAGCGTTATCTCTACCCTTTACAAAAATATCGTTACCTGTTGCACCATGAAGTTTGTTTGCCAGCTGACGGTACTTCAATATCTTCTTATTAAAGAAATCCTCAAAGCTCAAACCTTCATTTGCATCTGCATTCCATGAACCATATATTGCTTCATCATAGTCCCGTTCTTCATTGAGTACATCCCAGAAAGACACATCTCCTTTAGATGTTTTAACCTGCTCACGTTTCATAGCAGAGAGCATCATCTCAGCTTTAAAGTGATAATCACCACCACTAAGCCAAGTATAAGCTTTTGGAATCATTTCCCTAAACTTATTAAGTGGAGTTTTCTTATCAGCCAACGTTCTTAAGTACATACCATCAACTCCTTCGACCATTGCTGAGTCACTTAAAAGTCCAGCTAGTTTACGTGTAAAATTAGTATCATACTTTCCACGGCTCCAGTAATTAGCAGTAGCACCAGTAAGCATCTTGTTGGCCCACATCAGTTCCTTTTTTCCAAAGTCACGTCCACCTGAAGCATGTATACGATTATTCACTTTACCTACTAATAAGTTTCTAATAGCTGAGAATGGTGCAAAACCAAGAGCTGTTAGGCGAGTGTTATTAATACCACTATCAATTGCTTTAGTGAGAGAAAACTTACGACCACCAAGTTTATAATACTGCTGAATCTTTGCGTCCCTAGCATCAATAATAGTTTTACGATCTTCATCAGAAAGAGTATCATTTGTTTCCAACACTTCATTAAACTTCTTAATATCCTCACTAAGTTTCTGTGCTTCTTTAGCTTTGGCAGATTTATAACCTAATAAAGGTATTATTTCTTTCCAGTCGTAAAACAGTTCATCACTTTGCCATAGAGAATCTTCTGACTTTAGTCCATAAAAACCTTTTCTAACTGTAAAGTCAGCCAGCGACTGAATACTAGTAGCATCCTTATCCTGACGCACAAGAGTGTTCAATTTTTTATCAAACTTATATGAACCTTTAGTGTTCTGAATAATATCATTAATTGTATCTACTTCAGCTTTCACAGTATTTTTATGCTTGTAGATGAGAGCCATATCACTAAAAAGTTTAGCAATTAATCCCAAGTCAGTAGTACGTTCTTCTACAGCTACATTCTCAGTAATGAATCTGCTTTTAAAGTTTCTGAGTTCTTTACGACTAAAAGGATTAACAGCTGTTTTTTCTTCAAAACCACTAACAGTTAAAGCATTTACAAACCACTCACCAATACCATTTACAGACTCTTTTAACGAAGTGAATCCGTATTCTTTAGCTAATCTGTCTGCAATTATAGGAAGAAAGTTACTACCCAAATCTTCAATCTCTTCTTGTGGAAGCCATGTAAGATTATCAGAGATAAATTTTGTAAACCAGGTATAAAACTCATAAAGCTTTGGATCAGCAGCTATCTTAGCAAAGTTCTCATCATAATAACCTGAGTCTTTACCACCTAGCGTTTTAACAGGTATCAAATAAGTATACCGTGCACCACCATAGGCAGTAATCTTTTCACCAAAGAACTTCTGATTCATATACTTTAGTGGATTATTCATATCATCAAATTCCTCAACTTTATTCTTAACATACTGATCATAAGTCATTCCTTGTGGAATAATTGACGGATCAGCAGCTGCCTCACTCATTATTTCATAAGCATATTCTTCTTTACGATTTTCAAAACGTTCATTCAGCTTGAAAGATTGACTAATAATGTCATTAACTTCCATCTGATTAAAACCCATAGATTTCATACGAGCTATCTCAACATCTCTCTGCTGATCTGTATAAGCATCCCGATTTATAAACAACAATGCATTAAAAGCAATAGTATTTTTCTCATTCCAAGCATGGTATGTTTTCCAGGCTAAAGACTTTTTAGTTTTATCGCCTTCTGCTTCTTTAAGATCTTTACGTAGTTTACGATTTACAGATCTTAGGTTATCCCAGAATGTCTGAGAATAACGAGTCACTATACCTAATGTTTCAACGCCATCACGGTTTTTCTGCTTTTTAATAAAGATGCTAAAATCTTTTATACCTTGAGTCATTTTGTCAATAATAGAATAGTTTTTACTATGCTCTTTATTTATTTTAAGATTAATCTCTTTTAAAATGTATGCCAAGTGATTAGGCAATGCCACACCTGCAGTGCTTAGTTCACGTGTCCACTCTGTAAGCCTTGTAGTATCTACTAGTTTAGTAATATCATCTTCAGACAACTTACCGTTTGAAACTTGCTTAATCAGCTCAACAGCCATAGCTTGTGAACGTCTGCTCAAAAGAGCATATTCGACCTCATTTTTTTCCAGTTGTTTGCTAAGCTCCGGATCTAGCTTGGGATCATAAATATCTGCAATACCTAAAGCTTCAGGAAGACTCTTCCAAGTTTCCACTATTGTGTTAGCAAATTGAAGCTCATTAAAAGTCATTGCTTTAGAAGTATACATAGCTTTTACCAACTCAGCGTCTATACGAGCTAGTTCCAATACAAAGTCTAGCTGCTGGTCGGCATTGGTTTCCAATAAAGCTTTGATAGAGTCAGAAGTTCTGCTAATGATACCATTATAGTAAGCAGTTTTTTTAAGCTTTACGTCTTTAGAATCTTTACTGTTCTTAATAGCCTGAATAACGTCTTCAGCCTGCTTCTTTCTTTGGTAAAGTACAGTTAATGTATCCTTTACAATGTCAGACTGCTTCTGCTTTTTCTGTGTAGCTACTGACTTAAATATATCAACAGGATTCTGCTGGAACAAACCAGTAGCTATACCAGAAACCAGTTCTTCTTTTGTATACTCTTTACCGTTATATATGTATTTGCAAGCCATTAGCAATTAGTTTTAATGTTCAGTACGTTAATTATAGTATCAAAGTTTTGCTCGATGTAACTACGATTTACATTCTCTGTAGCAATTGATTTCTGTACAGTTTCTGTACGAGAACCAATCAGACCTATTATGTTTCTAAGACCTTCATCTAAAGCAGACCTGTCTTTTACTTGTATACCCAGAGACTTGATAATGTTCATAAGCAGATCTATAAAACGATCCAGAACAGTTTTATCTCCCTGTACTTCTATAGTGTTCATAAACTGCTGAAAACTTTTATCAGTCATCATCATAGTAACAAAATCATACACACTGGTCAGACCATAGTAAAGTGACTTATCTTTAGCAGACAAGAACCCGTCTGTGTTCATTTGGCTCATGGCCATAAGAAGTGATGCAGAGTGCTCAGGATCTTCTAGCATTTTGATTTGCACTTGATCAAAAAGGTTATTAATAGCTTTTACCCACTTACGCTGCTCCGGAGACAGTGTAGCTTGATCAGCCATCAGCATATCCACTGTAAGATGATGCATCAGCTCATGCATAATAACCTCATGAATCTTAGCCTTCATATCTTCAATATCAGTTGCATCAACAATGGCTGCTTTAGGATTAATAGTAATAGTCCGAGTAGCACGATTGTAGGTACCAGGATCAGCTTGAGACATATCTATCTTAAAAGTCACCTGCTCAATAGAACCAGTCTTACTAATAGCAGTAATGATAGCTTTGTTCAAAGGAGAAGTCACCTTGAATAAATTATTAAGAAAACCTTTATAGTCAGTAACTTGTTTTTCTTTACCAAATAACTCAGTAGTAAATATTTCTACTGCTTCATCTTTTTGATGACTTATTAAAAGCTCTAAAGGATTAAATACTTCTACTTCCGGAGCTTCGTCAACAGATACACCATCAGTAAACTCATTGTATGTAAAATCTGTTGCTACAATATTCTTAGGCACAACCAGTTTCTTAGCTGCACGAGACATACCTACGTAGTAAAGTGCATTCTTTTCTGTATTAAACTTAACACCATTACGAGTAATTACAGTGTTAGTTACTACACTCAAACTGCTTGTATCAAAATATACAATGGGAATAGTCATACCCTGTGACTTATGTACAGTGATACCATATCCAAAGTCTACACCCTTGTCTATTTCCAGATTAGCATTGATTCCTTTGTGTTTGTCTTTATCATAAAGCTCTACATCATTGATAGCCGGATTAAAAATATACCTGTTACCAGTATTTATTTCAGCAAGTTGCATACGTATAGTTTGTACTTCTACTAAATAGTTAGAATAAGAAATACCTTTTCTCTGATAAAGCTCATTAAGCTCATGTATTTTTCTAAGCTTGTCAGCAAGTTCTTTCTTGTTATTCAGCATCTGCTGAGGCGTAAGTTCAAAATCCAAAGAGTCATTAGCTGATAACTGCAAATAGCTGAACGATGCACTAGTAGGAAATCCTTTCATACCTGCTTTCTGCAGATCTTCTAAAGCTTTAGATGTACTAGTAATTACTACAGAACCTTCATCTCTTACAGTGACATCTTGCACCATATAACTTACCGAGTTAGCCAAGTGACCTTTTTCTATCTGCTTAGTTTGAGAACCACCATAACCAACAATTTTTTCACCAGGTTTTAATGGGCCACTGTAACCCAACACTTGACGTGCAGCTTTATTAATCTTAGCTACACCATCATTAGTATAGTTAATAATAGTGATGTCTTCCAGGTTATTTTTCAAATCATCAATCAACTCTTCATTATATTCCGATCTGCTTAACTGCTTCATGTTATCTGAGTTCTCAAACTCATATTCTACAAAGTCAGAATTGTTACGAATGTTAGTTAAGACAGTAAGAATATTATTATCCTTGGTTCTGAAAACTGTTGTAAGCTCAGACTTGTTAGGATTAGCAAAAGCTTTGGCAAGCTCTTTAGTCTTTACACCAGGCATAACTTCAGGAATCTGTTTAGGATCACCCATAAAGATAATTTTAAAACCTTCTGCTTTAGCAGCAGCAACCAACTTCTCAAAGTCTTTATTAGCAAGCATAGAAGCCTCATCTAAAACAATGACGTTCTTTATTCCGGTAGCCCTGTCAGTAAGCTTTTTAGTAAACTTAGGTCCAGGTTTGCGAGGATCTCTGGATTCAGTTACAGAAGCCTGTACAGTCATTGGTAATTCCTTAGCTCCATATTTTACAATATTATTACCTAATGCTACAGTAGCAGCATGTGTAGGAGCCATGTATAAGAACTTAGTAGCTCTTGACTTCTGACCCATGTAACGATCCAAAATACCAATAATAGATGTCTTACCTGTACCTGCATATCCTTCTAAAGTGTAAGTACCATCAAAGGTTCCATCTCCTGAAGTCCTGGCTTCTACAAAGTCAATAATCTTTTTTAAAGCATCTGCCTGTTCTATACTAAGCTGGAACTCTGTTGGTACAGTGATTCCATTATAATTAAATGTTGTAGTAGATTCTTCCTGTTGAACCTGCTTTTCCTGTATTGGTGTATTCATCTGTTGCATCACACGACGTGTGACATCGTCAGATGTAATTAGGTCAGCATATGAACTTGGTTGAAGAGAGTAAATACGGTTGTCAAAAGCTACATAGTATCTGTTTTCTTTACTACCAATCTGTATAGTGACAACTTTTTCTGGATACAGGATAGCAGCATGTGTAAGCTGCACTTTCATAAACAGTCCCTTATCTTTTACGAGAGCACCTTTTGCTCCATTATTATTAGCATAGAAAACATCAAAACTACCTGCGTTTTCTTCTAGGATAAAGTTTCTACCACCATATGTTACCTTGGTAAATAACTCCTGATCCTCTTGAGGTGCTTTAATAACTTCCTGCTCCTCGTTTTGCTCTGCTAAAATTTCAGCATCTTCAATTACACCATAATAAGCTTCTTGTAAAGCATTAATAAACAAGTTTAGACCACCCGTTTCCCAAACAGTATTCTTATTAGTAGGCTGATGAGTAGCATTACTTAACCATTCCTGACCACCTATTTTAGTAATTTCTTCTACCAAACGAGGATGTTGCTTAAGCTTAGCTTCCAGGATCTGTACCATCAGATCATATGTAGATCCTTTACCAAGACCTTCAGGTTTATACTTACCCTTGTTTTTCTGGTAAGCTTCTTCTGCATCTTTATAAGTAACCCCATCAAATGTAACAGGATAAGACTGAGTCAAATTACCTTTCTGCTTAGCCAGCTCTGTAGGATTAGTAAGAGCTGCTGCCAGACCTTTAGAGTTAGAAGAGATTTCTACACCTTGACTAACAGGAGCATCCTGCTTATTCAACAACTTACTAAACCCTTCTTCAAATACTATATTAGATGGTATCTCTGCAGAAGAGAACATATCAGCCATCTCTTGTGCACTGTATCCGTTCAGGTTTTTACCTGTAGCACTATAGGCTACCATGAACTCTTTATCTGAATTACGGTTAGCATGATCATACAACCTTTGTACCTGATAAATAATTTGTGCTTTAGTTCTACTAGGATGTTTTTCTTTAGTTAAATCTTTAGTTATAATAGCAAAACTTTGACCTTGAGCACCCCAAGCTTGTCCATATTTAGCACCAAACTTTTCTTTAGCTGTTTTAGCTGATCCTGCACCGTGCCTTCCTTCTGTATTAGACCCAAACACAAACACTTGGTTAGGTTGCAAGCTTTCTATCTTACCTGTGTAAGTCTTAAGTTTAGTTGTTTCTGCCTGACTAAATGTTTTTGCATATACATTACGAATAGCCTGCAAAGACTTTTCTATAACTTCTGGCGTACTGAGTGTCCTGCTGCCTATACCTGCAAAGTTCTTTGTAAGTGTAGGAGTTTCAGTAAGTACAAAGTTTTTAGCATCATAGTCGTATTTATACCAACCTTGTTTTGTACCATCAAACACATACACCGGCTTACCTTCATTGATAGCCATTTGAACAGCATAGCCTGTACCTCCTTTAACTAAAGGAATAGCTGCTATTCTATTATCCCCAGCTTTATCAGAAGCATTCTCACCAGGTTGTTTAATAGTACCTAACGCATAAACAGCATCAGCATATTTAACCTGAGCCCAGTTTCTGATGATGTAGTTAGATCTTACAGTTTTATTAGCTGAATCAGTATACATCATTCTAAATGCAGCAGTAGCTTTTTGAGTACCTTCTGCGTAGTCTGTATCAGAAATATTTACTGGTTTAACACCTGCAGCTCTAAGCTTGCTAGAATCCAACTCTTTAGCACCTGGTTCTCTGTAATGATTATGTTTAACCACCCCAAACTCTCTACCAATCTGATCCCATTCTGTATCAGAAAGAGCAGCTCCGCCTGAGTGATTAATAAACTCGGCTGGATTATTAGAACCAGAAACTGCAGGCTGTTGTTGCACAGGAGCTACAGGCGGAACTGTTTCTTGAAATGCTGCATCATCCTCTACGTTATTATTACCTTCTATAGCTGATACCAGCTCTGGATTGTTGAAGTCATACTCCTTGATACCGTTGTATCCCAGAATATTTATTCTTTCATATGTAGCAGCACCAGAAGGATCTCCAATAGGACTCACTCTCTTATACAGATAGTTTACATTACGGCTACCTGCTTCTACAAACTCACTTGTAAATGTATCATTGATGAGAATATACGGAGGATATTTAAAGTTTACTGTACTTCCTTGTTCTTTAAGAGATTTTGACTCACTGTTTGACAGAGGAACCTTTAAAGAGTCTGCTATGTTCTTTCCTTTAGAATCAGCTTCAAAATCACCAATCTTAATAGTAAACGTGTTTACATCTTTAAGCTCTTCTTTACCTACTAACTTCTTTACCACACGCTTAAAAACATTATCTTTTGCTCCTGTAAAACCACTGTAAGTAGAATACTTAAAGGATTTCGCAAACTGCTCAGGATTGTTCTGCACAATCTGCAGAACCAAAGACTCCATAGCACCTGGATCATCCATGTGCATACTGTATGCAGAATCTATAACTCCTATAACTTTCTTAAAATCTTCATCACTAAAGTAATAATCTACGGGAATAAACCTTCCTATGTTACCTGCATCACTAGTTAAGAAAGGATATATAGCCAAGTCTTTAGCAAGCTGACGTATCTCTTCTTTATCAGAAGTAGCCAGTTCATAAAACCCACTGATAATGCCTTTCTCATCAATGTCAGATCCAAATAAGGCACGGATACCAATAGTATATGCTTTTTGTCTAGGAGCCTGTTTGACTTCAATGTTTTTCAAAAAACCATTGCTTTTAAACTCCGGATCTTTAGCAAGGTTCACAATACGTTTACCTAAAGAACTTTCACCATTAATCATTTGTGCACGCATGCCACGGGCGTTCTGAAATAGTTCCAGTTCCGGCATTGTGTACATATACGCTTTGATACCATTAAAAACAGTATCATACAGATTGATATAACTATTTTTTCCAAGCTCTTCTTTGTTCTTACCCTGGTTAGCCATTAGTATATCAACTATACTTTCTATGTTTTTACCAGAGCTGATAGGAAATAGAATGTTATACATTTCTTGAGCTACCATCAAACTATGCTTTATAGAAGCTCCAATCTCACCCTGAGCCTGAATTTCCAGCATACCTGTATCTTTATTACGCTGAACAGTACCTGCTATATTACTTAGACCAATAAAGTTAGTAGAACCAGAGAGTTTATTTAGCTGATTAAGCTTCTGACGTGTAGCAAATACGTTGGGACCAATACCCTTGGTATAAGTGTATACACTACCAAGTATAGTGTTTAACTCACGACCAATGTCTTCCATTCTCTTAAACAAATTCAGACTGTCATATTGAACTGTGTTATACTTAAGCATCATATTACGAACAGAACTATAACCTTTATCTTTAGCTATCTTTTCTAAAATAGTTTCAGCATTTAACTTTTCATTATATTCTATACCTGACTCAGGATCTTTATAACTTAATTGTTCTTTTTGCTCAATTTGATTAACAAAGTTATATTGAGATAAAGCACCAGCTTCTATAGCTTTTCCTATTAACCACATGTCTTCCAGTGTTTCCGGATCCAGTGCCTGGTCACGATCTTGGTCTTCTAAATATTGTTCTACTTCCGCCATGCTGCCGAAGTATCCCTGCTTCATCAATCTTTCAGCAATCTTGCTTTGAATCTCCAGCATAGCAGTTTCCATAGCATTACTATCATACTCACCAAAAGAGTCTTGCTTCTGATCCATCAGAGTAAAGAGATGCTTGATAGCACCTTGGGAAGTAAGATCCATCACGAACTCAATAGGAGCTGCATTACCATCAGCGTCAGTGAGCATCTCAAAAACACCAATAGCACTCATTGCTTTTTCTTCCCAATTGAACTCACGCAAAAACTGGTTCTTAGCGTTGTCCACTGACTCTGTAAACATCATATTTAGGTTCTCTGATATATTACGGGTCTTTCCTATAAAAGAGTTAGAACTACCGGGTTGTCCCAAGTAAAGTAGATCAATCACCTTTCCTTTCTTGGACAACTTAATTTTGATAGGATTTTCTTTTTCCAAATCATCCACTACCATACCTAGTCTAAGAACCTTGTCTTGAAAATCTGCTTGTGCAGAAATCAGGTTGGCAAATACACCCACACCCACTTTACCAGAACGGTTGTCATTAAAACGATTAATAGAGGTTATAAAGTCCAGTGGTAGCATAACGTCTTTGTCTGAAGTGATACCGTACTTTTCTAGTTCAACTTCCCTTTCAGCCACTTTTCTTTTTACCTCAGGCATATCAATAGACTTGGTAATTTTATCATATGCAGCAGGGTGAGTAAGAACCATCCAATGAATATCACGATAGAGCTGACCCAGTTGTTCTTCATTCATATTTTCAACATCTTCAGTACTATCCAGCTTATAGTTAACTAGTTCAAAAGTACTGGGACGTTCCACTTTAAACTTTGGAACTTCATTATTTCCGTATTTATTTTTTACAGCCTGAGCCAGATAATTATTAAAATTAGAATATATGCCTTTATCGTCAGCCTGTTCACCAGCAGCTTTAGCTATCTTTTTAGCAGCAGCTACCAGTTCAGTATACTCTTCCTGATTGGCACCAAGTTTTTCTATAGTATTATCTTTATAGTTAAACTTTGTTGCATAAGCATAAAGTTTATCTACGTCAAAGTCAGAACCCATTTGACCGGTGATACCATCTGGAACAATAATAGTATTCTCCATATAGGCAGGTAGAAAACCTACCACTTCTATAGGAAGCATAGAAGGATGAGACTGGTTAGGAATACGCGTACCTACCAACTGAAACAATTCAGCTGGCATCTTAGAAGTATTTAATATTTTTACAGTGGTGTTTCCTACTTTTTCTTCAGTAATATATTTAGAAAGATCAACTAGTTTTCCATTTGCATCTCTAAGATACTGAGATACAATCACCTGTGCAGGCTTTACCTCATCACCTTCTTTACGAATATAATTTAACTTGACGTCTCCATCTTTAAAGCTTTTGGCGTAACTATCTGTCCAAATGATACCACTCTTTACACCTTTGGCAAGGTTTGAAAAGTTATACTTAGCTCCAACTCCGGATACCTGTACAAAGCTAGATCCTTCTACTTTCAACATCACGTTCTTATTGATCATAGAGTTAATCAATCCCTGAAACTTCTTCAGCTTAAACTGCTGTTCTAACGGCATCAGAAACTTACCAGTTTTTTCATCTAGTTCTATGCTTTTAAGATCATTTTCCCCGTAGCTTCCTGTAGTGTCATTTATGATAACATCTTTAAGTAAACGATGCAAACCTCTATGAGATCTATTTAAGTCTCCTAATTCTTTTTGTAACTGTTGTACTTGTAAATCAAATAAACGGGAACGAACAAGTTCTTTTAAGCTTTTAGCTTGTGTACCACTCATTTCTTTAATACCTTTTAAAGAAAAAGTTTCATTCAGCATGTTATCAAACAAGGTTCTGTTCATCTGAGAAACAGTACGTATTTCGTCTTTTTGATGAGGGATTTCCTGCTGTGTACGAAGACCATCACGGCTGAGTGTCTGTCTAGCTGCTGCCAGATCATCTTTAGAAGGTTCAATAAACTCAGAACCATTCTCATTAAACAGTGCTACTGATTTTATAGGTCGTCCGAGTTTCTTTGCAGAAGCAAAGTTTACAGCTTGTATACCATTTTGTTCCATCCATTGACGGAGCTTATCACGCTCACTACCAGCTTCATGCTGAGGAATCAATGGATAACGAGAAGACTTTACATAATCTATGCGGTTTAACCCTGCATCAGCAGTAGCCTCATCTACGTCATTTACATGTACAGGTTTTGTAGGTGTGAATACATAACCTAGTTCTTTATCTGAAAGCTCGTAGTATCCACCAGGACCAGCTTTTTGGATCTTATCATATATTAATTGCCAGATTTCTAAAGAAATCTTACCTTCACTCATAAGATTATCTATATGCTCATTGAGTGTAATGTATTCTTGAGCGTCTGTAATAGTGTTTTCTGTATCACCAATTTTATACTCTACGTCCGCTGCAGTAAAAGCCTGGTAGTTTGAAGAAGAGTAACTCTCTCCATTTTTCATCTTCCAGCTGTAACTTCCTTGAGCACCCGGTGCAATTAGTGCAGCAGCACGCTTAGAAAATTCATCCCATGTAGAAGAAACTAATTTCACCTTATCCTCACCACTAATCTCATTGAACTTAGAAGCCTTATTAAAATCTTTAAATGATTTGAATGCCAAGGCAGGATCAAAACGCAGAAACTGGATCATCTTTACCTGAGTGTTGATGTAATTCAGTTTCATGTCCATCATCATTAGACGAGCCAAGTCACGACCTTTTAGTCCTGACTGACGTAAACGATTGATATAGTCTGTGTTCTTAAAGCCATTAATAGAAGTGGGGAAACTAAAGTTTCCATTCTCTTGTTTAATTATACCGTTAGCCAAAAATTCGTTAATCTGCTGCTCACTAGACTGTTTCATATCTTCCAGAATAGCTTCACCCACTATAGTGCTATATTTGGCATTAATCTGGTCTAGGTTCATCTGACCGCTATACAGATCATTACGGAACTCTTGTAAAACACTATTAACATTTAAGGAAGGAATAAAATAAAATAGTCTGCCTGCTAGATCAAAGTTCTCTAGCTTAACATCTTTACTGTGCTTAATAGTAGCCAGTATACGGCTAATCTCAGGTGCTGCAAATGCAGTGTATGCTCTTTCAGTAAGACCAGATGAATATTGCAGTTCACCTTGTTCGTTCAAGAAGTAGTCACGACCTTTACCCAAAGGCTGGTCATCATTATCTATAAAGAACTCCTTAGTCATCTTGGTCTCAATAGTAGTGGTCTTATCAGACAATGTAAAGTTGATATAAGTAGCAACATTGAGGTTCTCCTGATGCTTGAGCAGCATAGTAACTGTCTGCTCTTTATCTGTAAGAGACTTTCTCACCTTACCGTCTTTACCAGCTTCCTGTTCACGGATACCGTTAAAGTACTGAGGAATAAAAGTGCTAATTCCTTTCTTTACACTTTCCCAAAATGATTTATTAGGACGTCCCAGTGCACTGTTAGTAACAGAAACAGTTTGCCCAAGCTTCCACTGACGTTTCTTATTTTCAATATAGTTAGGAAGTATGTATAGATACTTCTGTTTACCATCTGCTGTTTGTGCAGAGGGAATCTTGTACTTACCAGGATTTGCTTCATAGTAGAGGATAGCCAGCTTACGCATAGAACCTTTCTCATCCTGAAAACCATAATTGTCTTCAAACACTAATTCTGCATTATCTGCATAAGACTTGTAGATATTATCTAATAGATTGTTCTTGGCAAAGATGACATCAAAATCATTGCCTTTACTAAGAGCTTTAGCTATCCGGGGTGTGATATAATCCAGTTCTTTATCTGTAAACTCAATACCCAGTGTAGCAAAGAACTCTTTAAACTTAACCACCTTGTCTTTACCTACAGCAGTCTTACCTTCTTCTATCAACTTGGCAAGTTTTTCTATTTTAGCAAGATTAGGTTTTAGTTCATTCAGTGCAGAACGCTTGAAGAATTCTGATTGCTTGTGCACTTCCAACCAATCACGGGATATTTGGTCTTCTACTGTATCACGATTTGAGTTGATCACCTTTACATCAGTGATACCAGTTACCTGATTTCCATCCTTACGGGTTTTATATAAAAGCAAGGTCTCTTGAGCAAAAGCTTTAGTAGCAAAGGTTAAAATGTCATTGATCTTGTCCCACTCATTGTTTTTTTCAAAACGGTTAAGCTTAGTTAGAAAATCATTCAGGTAAGGTCTTGCATCTGAACGCTTGTATAAACTAGCCTTAAAAGCATTCAGTTTACCTGCAGTATCAGTAAATCCAGTAAGAGCCATTTCACTACCTGCATACAAGATATCAGCAAACACATCATTAGAATCTGCATATATAGGAATACCAAGCTCATACTCACCGGTCTTGATAGTTTGTACCAAAGCTTTTACACGTACAGAAGCCGTGTCTCGAGGGTTTGTTTCAAATACACTACGATCAAAACGTTCACCTACTTCTTCCTGTGAGATTTCAACATCCTCATTATTATCTACTTCTTGATTAGCTACATCCTGAGAATCTATTGTCTGTATAGCGTTCTTAACCATCCGGATACCTTTCCGAGCAAGTTCAGCTACAACAGCATCCTTGTATTTGTCAAAGTTGTTTACAATCGTATCATATGTTTCTGCAGCTTTAACCATGTCTTCATAATTATTGACATATGCAAGTACTGGAAACTCATTCAAAATATCATTATAAGACGATGAAGCTTTTACATCTGCCAAGTCTTGGTCAGAATTGATGATTCCATTAAGAGCCATCTTTAGGTTATCTGCTACTTCTGAGTAGATACCTTTCACTGTACGAAATGCTTCAGCTGGTGTAATGTCTAGCTTTTTATTAGGAGCAATATCACCTAGAGTGTTAATCACGCTAGCCATAATATGAGAAGTATACTTCAGATCATTCTGAGAACGGATTAGATCTTTGTTAATGCCAGCTGCAATCTGTTCTGTAGACTTTGTCCTAATAGAACGGAACAAAACTCCTCCCTGATTAACAGGATTTTGAGCTACATACCTTTTAAAACTCTCCTGGTCTTGCTTACTGCCCAGTATGAGAATCTGCTCAGGTTCAAATACAGCAACCGTACTTCCTTCTTTCTGTCCGGCATCTATACCTATTACAGCATCATAGTTTCCACCCTGGGTTTTAATAATTCTAGGATTAGTGTACTCATCTGTATTATGTACTTCTTCAGGAACGTCTGCAAGTTCTGAGGGAGAATTATAAGGTTTCTGAACGTTGACAACAGCAGATATAACTTTTCTCTTTATGAGGAAACCAAAAGTTTCAGCGTAGCTTTTAGCTGTGGTAAAGTAGGTAACATATCCTTTGAACTTACCATCTGCAGGTAATAAGTGTTCCATTGCACCATGGTACATTACATCTTTGACCTTACTATCCGGAAAGATAGTATTTACATATGCATTATACTGGTCTAAGTTACCAATATCAGAAAGCTCTTTTGAACCATTAAATACCTCAGCTACCCCAGGTTTTACTAAAGATCTATCTGCTACTACTTGATAGTTATCAGCACTGGGGATCTTTCCATAAATCAAAAACTCTTTCCAAGCACGGTTTTCACCGACCTTAGCAACCAAAGCTTTCCACTCCGGACTGGTAATGTTAGGACAAATCATAGGATATAGGGTGGGATTACATTATCTTATCTAACTTTCCTCTCAGGCCTGAACAGTTTTCTTTTTGTTCTTCTACCTGTTGTTCTTGTAGCTTCTTAGCTTTGAGGGCTGCCAAGAGAGCTGCTCCTTTATCTTCACGTGGAGTATTAACCTGTTCCACTGTAGGAGCTGGTGTGGTTTCTTTTTGTTCCTGTATTCCTTCATTAGGATCTGTGACACCAGTCACTCCCATTTTCACCACAGGATTGGCAAAATATACCCAGTCACTAAAGGCATTCTTACTTTGAATACCCTTATCTACAAAAGTTCCAGCACGGTCCATGATATATTGATTATACATCATTTTTTCTTTAACTAATTTACCGTTTATAATTGAAAGTATGGTAGCCTTTTCTGTAGAGTTGATACCCTTAAGACTATCATTCTTTACATTAGTAAACTTGATAGTGGTTCTAAGATTAGTCATTTTATACAGATAATCCACTGGCAATTGTTCTGCCTTGGTTATTGGCTGTTTAGTAGCAAACCATTCACCGTTGACATCTTTTACCTGCAGTTCTAGTTCACCATTAGTAGTAATGTTAATACGAGCACTTCCAGGGCGGACATCAGTACCATTTCCTGTACGGGAAATATTCTTACTATCTACTTGAGTGATGTAATGATCTATATACTGTCTCAGTATCCCAATAGCAAAACCATCTGCAGACCGTGTAAGCCCCATGGCTTCATATACAGCATCGATCATTTCAGGATTATTAGTCTGCCCTGTAAAAGCCTTCCATGCCTCTATAATAAAGTTTGCCTGATCTACAGAAACATTTGGCAGCTTGATAAAAGAAGGATACCATTGACCAACGGGAGTAGGGAGCATAAGAACAGCTACACCCTGATAGTCAGCAATATTCTGAGGAGAAAAAGTCTCTGTAGCAATAATATTATCTACTGCAACATTACGATCTGACTGTATACTACCATCTCTTACAATAGCAAATACACCATGACGGTTATCAATACCACCCTCAGCAATCCTTGGATTTAACCGCTTACTAATTGGCTCTATAGATTCTGTAGTTCTTAGTATACCCATAGATTTATCTTCTACAATACCCTGTATAACAAAGTTATGATTTTTGTTGTAGCTATCCAAGATTAACTTACGAAGTTCTCTATTTTTTATGACCTCTTGTTTTACCACTTCAGGGACTGCCTGATCGAGCTGATCTTCAGGAATAGCAATATGAGGATACTTCTCTCTAATTTTATACTCAATCCACTGTGGCTCATGTATGGTGCCTATCATGGTTTCTTTTCCACGGATGTTTGCAAACACTCCAATAGGAATAAAGTCATACTTGTTCTGAATAGCATTCAAGTTCTCATCATAAAGAGCACTCTTGTCGTACTTCTCACCAGTAAGACGGTTAACTACCTGCTCAAATCCACTTACCATTACTTTAAACGTTACACTATGACCAGGCATAAAACTGCTAGTGGCTACATCAAAGACATAGTTTTTGTTTACCTCTCCTCTTTCATAGCGGATCTGGTTAGTAGCAAACTCTACTACGTTTACAATATCTGTAGTATTGGCCAATGAGTTAGAAGGAGCTACTTGTCTGTAACCTTCCTGGTATTCAGCATTAGCCAGAGTATTATTCTTATTTGACTGAGTACGATATTGATTAATATCCTGTACAAAGTCTTTAACATCGTTAGATGTATCCTCTTCCTGCTGCTCCTCACTTTCCACTTCCGGCTCAGTCTGCATCTGTGCATACTTAGCTTCTATAATAGCCTTATCCTGATTGTATTTATCTAGAATAGATTTAGGATTCTTGGAATAAAGCTTAGTAAATGCTTCAGGATAATATCCAAGTGCAGACGATGCCTGATTGCTAGCTGTTTTTGGATTAAAACTTTGTTCCGGACCATCATTCTTACGATACTCTAAACTACGTCCATACTTATCCTTTTTAGAAACAACCTGATATTTGTTACCTTCTTTATCATATCCTATAGAACCTGGTTTCATAAACCTGAGTTCTGTAGTAAAACCAAGATCTTTACGTAACTGATTACCAAGGTCTTCCAGTTCCTTTTCTAACGTAGATCCAGGAGCCTGTTGTTCTGACACTTGCTCAGCACCCTGTTCTTGTTGTTTGATAAAACTTCTTACCTGGGAAAGTAATTGTTCCCTGGCTGAAATATTTCCTTTAGCAAACTCTTTTACAACTGCCTCAGGAAAACTACCCAGTACCCAATCAAAAGCTTCTACAATTTCTCCAGCATCTCTAACGCGGTCTACTATGTTCTCAATATCCTGGTTGGCTATTAAAGCCTGCTCTATTTGTTTAGCAACATTAACCGTAAGTTCTTGAGTTTCTTCAGCAGGTTTAGCTCCTTCTAAAGCAGCTAGTTCTGCATCATATTTAGCATTAATTTTATCCTCTGTTATTAATTGATCTTCAAAATATTTAAAATCTTTTTTTATTTTTTCATATTTTTCTTTTTGAGCTGTTAGCTCGTTCATTCTCTTAAAATCCTGTTTGTATTTAGCTGAAGGATAGTGTCTATTATAATCAAGAATATATGAATCTGCAAGTTCAAATTCTTTTAAATTTTTTAATTCTTCTTTTCTTCTTCTTTCTATATCAGTAATTGCTTTAAATAAAGCTGGATATTTATTTACTACGCTACCTACTACAGTAGGTTCTTTTGGATTTTCTAAAAAGAACTTAACCAGTTTTACTAACTCTTTAAATTCAGAAGAAGTTATGTTTTGTTTCTCAGCTTCTACATCAGAAACAGAAATTGCAGTAGAAGCTTTCTTTCTAATTATTTCATTTATCTCTGATGTCTTACCAGAAAAGATTGCTGTTTCTCTTTGAGACAATGATTCACGAGCAATTATTTTATCTGCAATAGAGTTTAAAACATCATTTGGTATAATATTTTTATCTATATAATTATTATATATATCATCTGTAATTACATCAGAAACAGGAGCTGTAGAATTACTAGACTGTTGCTGTCCTTTCTTAGACATCCACAGTTTAGTCAGTGCAACACCTGCTGTCTTCTTCCACTCTGCATAAGAAGGTATCTTTATATTCTGTGCCTCAGATGCCTCCTTAGCCATGTTATATTCTTGTTGCAGAAATGTTTCTAGATCATCAGGATAAGTTTTAGCTGATGTAGGTTGTTGTTGTGTAGCTATAGGTTTAGACTCTATCTTTGGTGTCTGAGGAGGTTTTACAGGAACAACTTTTCCTTCAGCCAAAGCTTTTTGAAACTCTTCCTGAGTCATACTCAAACTATTATTTTCATCAGCTGACTTTACATTCATCATTATTACATCATTACCAAGCATCATAATGTTGTATAGACTACCTTGATATGAGTAAGATAAATCTGGATCAATAGTGGCCTGAGTCTGATTAGATGCTGCAGGTGGAATAGAACCTGTTGGTCCAGAAGGTGAAGTAGCAGGAGGCAGTTCTGCCTGCTTATTTTCCTCTTCAACAATGTTATTAATAGGTGTTCTGATCTGTTCTTCTATGAACATATCAAGAAAGTTCTTCTTTCCGTTCTCAAAGTCTGCGTAGTAACCCCATTCTTGCCCCAAGGACTCAATATGATTATCCAACTCTCCTTTATACTTCATTTTCTTATAAAGAGGATTTAAAAAAGCAATATTGTTACGTTCCTCTTTCTCATACTGGTAAAGACCATTATTAAATGTGCTTAATGTCTTTACACTAGTCTCATTGTTTTTCTTAAGTTGCGTTAACTTGTCATTCAAGTTATCCAAAAGTGTCTCAGCAATAGTAACCTGTGATTTAGTAAGTTGATCAGGAGAAGACTTTAGCTCTTTAATATATTGCTCCTGACTTATAATTCTTAGCTTAATTGCATTTAATTGATCTACTAATCCATCACTCAGAGATGAGTTTTCAGAATTGATCATCTCGTTACGAATATCATTATACTTATTTTGTTCTTCTGCAGCAAGACCTCTGTATACAGCCTGCTGTGCTGCCAGCTCAGTCAAACGAGCCTTACGGGCTAAGTCTTCTTTACTACCGTCAAAAATAATATCATTATTAATTATCTTATTCTGCTTTATAATATTAGACGCTAATGTTTTATATCTTGCAAGCTGTTCATTCAATGTATCATCTACAGCAAATCCCAACTTAGCTAAATCCTCAGGTGAACTTTTAGCAATAGAGTCCAACTTCTTAAGTAATGTTCCCTCCATATTAGCATTAATATGAGCTAATACAAAATCTGCAAAAGCATTATCTCTCACCATGTTTCTGCGACTTATATTAGTATCTGTATCTGTGATATCTATGGCTGCAGCATTAGACCTTACAGAACTGGTTATACCAGCAAGCTTCTGCTTATCCATGATAGGTTGACCACTTTGGTCCAGCTTTATCTTTTCTATAACGATATCATTTCCATTTTCATCTTTAGAAGTTACTTCTTCAGTTTCATATATGTTACCAAACTTTAACCAGGATTGCTGAGCTCTATTGTAATAATCAACAGCTTCTTCAGTTGTAAGTTTATTTTTAGCTGTCTGACTACGGTTAGCTATAGCTGTTTGACCACCACCCAAAATACCACCCAGACCAATACTAGTAGAAGTTTCAATAGACTCCTGAGTTTTTTCACCAAAAAAAGCATCTTTTGTTTGTGAATAATACTGTTCACCTAATCCTTTATAAGTATTAAAATCCAGCATGTCTGCTACTTTACCCTTTGTTCCATACTGAGTATTAAAACGCTGAATAGCAAGCTGTCCATTCTCTTCTATAATACCTTCCCTAAAAATACCATTAACAACATCTTTACTAAATCTTCCATATCCTGATTGTAAAAACTTACCAACTTTAGTAGTAGCTTCTTTTACAGCTACCTCTTCTCCAAAGTTTAATCCACCTTTAATTCCTTTTGCAACACCTTCTGTTTTATTTAATATTTTAGAAACAAGAGGAAGTTCAAATACATTAGTTACTCCTAAAAGAGCAGCATTCATTAAAAAAGCATTGCGGGCATTATCACCAGCTATTCTCTTTTTTTGATCTTCTGTAAAGCTGCTATTTTCCAAGGCTTTCATAATATCATCCTTGACACCTTTAGCTTCAAACATAGCTTCTGATGATGTAGCAATAGCCCAAGAATTAAATTTATCCAAGTACTCAGCATATTTAACTGCATTCTTAAAATAATTAGTAGTAGCTCCTACAGCTTCAATAGTACCAGCTACACTTGAAGCACCTTCAGTAGCCAAGCCTAACTTAGCTAAAGCGTTAATAGCTTTTACTCCAGCACCCACTTTACTTAGTGCCATACCTGGTATCCAAGCTGAAGCCATGAATGCTAATCCATCCACTACATCTTCAGACCAAAAGTCTATATCTGTAAATGCTCTGGAAAAAAAACCTTTATTTCTATCTTCTGCTTCCTGAAAAGCTGGTAACCATTGGTTCTTAATATCGTTTTCCCAGCTGTCAAAAAAATTACTGATACCATTATCTGCCACAGCTGATATATAACCATTTTCATCAAACCAGTTAAAAGGATTGATTAAACCTGTTATAAAACCAACACCTGATCCCAGTTTAGTAGCTGTATAAAGAGGTAACTTTAGAAGTCCTTTACCAAACTTTTCTAAACCAGATTGCTGTTGGGCATAGTAATCCTCATTATCAATAAGAGGATTAAATCCGTAATCAGCATTCAGTACTTTTTCTGTACCTTTTTCGGCAACAGATCTATATTGTTTAAACAAGTTTTCATTCTGACTTACATAACTTGTAGAAAGCTTATTATTAAAAAAGTTACTAGCTTGTAAAAAATCAACTGATTTTTTTCCATCAGGAACAGGATCTACAGGCCCCTGAGGTGTAAGAGAAGCTCCAAATTGATCTATTTGAAAATCTGATGTATATTGATCTAAAGTTTGTGGCATGATTTTATTTTAAACTTTCTACAAGTTGTACAGCTTTATCTGGGTATTGTCCCAGATTTCCTATTTGAGTCACAAGCTGTAAAGGATCAGACATACTGCCAAGCAATGGAGTTTTGTAGTTATTTCCATCATATAAAAAATACTCATAGTTTACTGACTTAGTACCGTCAGTACCAGGATATTCTCGGGTAATTCTTTTCCACTGAAAATCATAAGGAAGATTACCAATTTTAAAAGGAGGGCTTTCTAAAATATGAACACCGTTTCCTAAATTCTTTCCTTTAAGTGGAGTGACTGCAGCCTCGTAAATAGCCTGTTGGGTAGGAGAAAAAGTAGATAGTATGTTCATCCCTTTCATACCCTTTACATAAAACAGATCATTTGTCTCGTCATAAACAACATTTGCTCTTCCTTTAGTAAGATTAAGAACTTCATCCCTAGACATTTTGTCCGGAGCACTCACAGCCAGGCTACCACTGAGAAGATCAACCCCACGTATTGTCATATTCTTACCAAAGATCTGGTTAACATCACCTTGTCTATCTTTAAAAAAGTTAGAGTTGGCATCAAACAAAGCAAGACTGTTATTATTAATAACATCAGATGAATATATATTATTACGTGTATTTTTTATATTTTTAAATTCTTTTGATTCATATAAATTACGAATGCTTTTAACAGCATTAACAACTGCAGGATTCTTATCTGTAAGTGGAACCTCTATACCATTAACATTAATGGATTCAGTACCTGAAGAATAAACACTCATACCTGGACCACTGAATGTGCTACCTCCACCTACACTGTTAAAAGTTATAGAACCGGACAACATACCATCAAAAAGTTCTTTATTAGTTATTTTTATAGACTTACCATTTTTACTAAAAACAAGATCTTTTCCATTATTAATAGCACTAATTTTTTTATCTAGTACATCATAATCAGTTCCAGCTTGCTTTTTAACTTCAGCATTTAATTGGTTCTTAGCATTTTCTAAAGCTGTAAGTTTCATCTGAGCTGGAGAAACAGCACTTTGCCATTGCTGAAAAGCCTGAAGGTCAGCCAACACTGCAGTTTCTACTGGTTTTTTGGTATCACGGTAACGATAACCAATAAGTTGGTTATTTTTGATTACCGGTTCCATATTACTTGTAAGTGAAGAATACTTATCTACAAAAGCTTTTACAGTGTTGGCATCTGTACCTTGACCTGTAGTAGCTAAACGAGAAACAATTAACTGGTCTGCAGCAGATATTTGTTCTCTGGCTGCAAGAATATCCTTCTCTACTCCAGAAACACCATAAGATGTAATGTTAGATGTTTTTAGCACTACACTATTACCAGAAAGTGCACCGCCTGTAATAGTTGTACCAGCTCTTTTGAGCTCATCTTCTTTCATCATTTTTTTCCACTGAAAATCCTGTTCATTTTTTTGACGAGCCCACTGCTGCTGATTAGAAAAAATTGTCTTCCATATCTCACTGGCCTGTACATCATACTTCTCATCATGACGTTCTGCAGCTTTACCAAACTGATCTATCTTTTCTGAGTAGTAAAGATCCGATGCCACCTTATCTTTTATTCTATTTAAAGTTTTAGGATCTGCAGAAGTAAGAGCAGATACACTATTATTAATATCCTCAATACGATTATTATAATAATCCATTGCAGATTGTACCTGTTTCTTTTCATCATCAGTTTTAGCCAGCTTCATCTGCCCATCATAATACTTAAGCTGGGTAGTAAAAGACTTAATCTGACTACTAGCTTTATCAGTATAAGCTGTAATAAGAGCATTAGGAGAAGAACCATATTTTACAATACCCTCTATTTCAATCTGTCTTTTTTCTTCTGGTGTAAGTAAACTTTCTAAGTAACGTTTAAACTCCTCTGAATTTACATCTGTAGTTTCCTTTGTTACAATCCACTGACCATTAAGATTTTGTGGTAAAGGCTTTTTAACAGTTGGCTTAAACTTTTCATAAGCCATCTCAAACTTAGCTGCATAATTCTTATATGGAGAAAAGTAACGTTTTTCTGCCATATAATTTCCTACTGATTCAGGAGTATCTCGGGCAAATGCGTTACGCTGCATTCTGACATAGTCAAGATTGTCTTGACTAAACTCTTTACCACCATCTTTAAGTCTATAACTTTCTGCTATAGCTTCCTGCTGATCCATGTGTGCAGTGAATGCCATATCCATTAATACTTCTCTATTTTGCACAAAAGGTTCAAAGACACGTCTAGCTGCTTCAACATTTTGTTGCTGAGAAAGATCCATTGCAGATATGTCTTTAAGATTCTTTTTTGCTTGAGATAGGAATTTATCTCTAACATCAAGATTGTATGGATTAGTAACATTTCTGTTTATAAAGTTGTAGTTACTACTAACTTGTGCAAAACCTTGATCATACATAGATTGTCTTCTTCTTAACATTGTGTCAAGAAAAGAAAAATTTGGTGCATATCCAGCACTTTCAGGTAAAACATCCGTTATATTTGGTAAATAAGTTGCCATACTCTACAATAATAATATAAGATAAAATCTTATAAGTTTAAAATTAAACTTATAATGTTTAAAAAGGATAAACATCTGAGCCAATTAATCCACCCATTTTTCTATTAAGCATATTTAATCCACCTATGTTATTCATATTAAAAGGTGTTAAATAATTATCAGGTACTCCTCTTCTAGAAAATGTTGCTCTATCAGGATAACCATCCATATCATTATCCATATAAGAAGTAGTTCCTCTTCCACCTGAAAAAACTTGATCAGCCTTTCGTTCAGCAAGTGACTCACTATAACCTTCTTGCATAAACTTATTCTTTAAATCACGAAAAGAATTAGTAGCTGCATCTGCACTTTGACTGCCTTGTTTGCCTAAATTATATCCTCTTTTAGTAAAATAGGACTTACCTGTAAAAGGATCAATTCTATACATAGGATTTACAGCATTGATTAAACCTAAGTTCATTCTATTATTAAAAGCCATAGCAAACTTATCACCTATATTAGTTCTATATTTAGCCAACGCATTATCAAACTGTTGATTAGAAATAACTCCAGCATCATAAAGATCATTAGCTCTTTGCATAGCTAATAGATTTTCTTTACCCAAAATATCAGCATTAATACCCGCAAACTGATTAGCTACACCTACATTTTGGTTTTGAACTCTACCTATAGTGTTAGCAACTCCTTCACCTAAACTTCCTTGAAGTTTGGAAACATTTGCCATATATGCTTGTGGATTACCTATTAAAGCAGCACTTTGTGCAAACATATTGGCGGCTTCATTTTGTGCAGCTATTTCTCTATTAGGGTCATAGAAAGTAGGTTTAACTTTTGGTAAATTTACTGGTGCCTTATATGGAAGATATTTTTTTGGTTTGTTTATAGCAGCAATTCCTAAATTAATAACATCTGGAAGCATATAACCAAAAGGAGGTTCTTCATTATTGTATAAAGGTTTTTCTCCAGGAGGAGTATAAGAAGGTTTATCTTTAGCAGTAGATTGACAACTTGCAGCAGCTTCTTCCTTTGTAGAAAATGCACCTGCTGCAGATCTTGCTTGTTCATCTTTAAAAGAAGACGATACTATAACAGGTGAGTTTGAATTATCTAAACCTTGACATATAAAACCTAATACAGGTTGTGAAGTAACTGCTGTAGCTTGAGTAGGTTCAATATCAGGTGCACTAAAGGTGTATTCACCAAATTTATCATCATAAGCTCTAAAACTATTTTTTTCAGAAAAGTATGGTTTCATCCCTTTTTTTACACGTTCAGCATCATACCATCTTTGAAATTTCTGAGTCGCTCTTTTCACTCTAGGATTCCATCCTGGATTTTCTGAAATAAACTTTTTTTGACGTTTTACAAAGTCAGCCATGTTCTCTACACTGGTCCAATCTTCATCACCATATACACCGGTTTTACCTTTTATAGTATTCTGCATAGAAGGTAAAGTAAATCTTTGAGCATCATTAGCAAGATCTCTAGCATTAATAGGAATATTTACAGTGTATTTTTGTTTTAAATATTCTTCAAGAAGCTTTCTTTGTTCATCATCCCAAACAGGCACGCGATTATTAGAAACAGTACTTGAACCTTTACTTCCTTGAAACTTTGGAAGAGCACCTCCATATTTGGCTTGATCTAATCCAGCTTCATTCTCATCTTCTAAAAGACCTTGTGACACAGAAGGCACACCTTGTGGAAATCCTTTCATAGATTCTTGAACCATTGCTAAATATTCTAATTTCTTTTGATAGTTTTCTATCATTCTATTAGCAGTGTTTAATAAAATATCATCACTTGTAGGATCTTCTAAAATTGCTATATATTTATTTACATCATATTTTTTAGCAATTTCAGCAGGTGTATAACCACCTTTTTTTTCTGGCATTCCAAAATAACTAAGTATTTCAGGATCTTTGATTTTCATTTTCTGTGTGTCAGAAAAAATAAAGGTTCCTTCAGGTACATTAAGAGGCACACCGCCTTTTGAATGTCTTGGACCTACAATTTTTTTATGAAGTTTTTTACCATCGTTATTTAGATCACCATAAATAGTTTCACCACCTTCAGCTTCAATATTAGCTTCATTTCTAGGTACAGCAGATATAGTATTACTATATGATTCTGATTTTGTAGAAGGCATGTCAGTATATATATCACGAGATCCTAGATCAAGTCCACTTCCTGACTGACCACCGTATGCCATTGAAGGCTGTTTTGTAATACGTATTTTCATAATTTCTTGATTTTCACCTCCATATTGAGCAAACATTCCTTTATTAACAACATAGTCATTAGGTCTAAATTCTCCAAAACGAGATCCTGTAGTTACATAATCTCCATCAGATCCTTCTACAGCATTAAAAAGAGCATCTGAGTTCATTTGATTTCTTTTCCATTTTGAAAAGTCAGTATCTCTTTTTTTACGATTAATATCATCCATAATAGAAGAACCTAAAATAGAAGCACCTTTAATTACATCACCTAGTTTTTGAAAATCAGCTATGTAATTACGTTTAACATCAGGTTTTGGTATTTTAAAATCTGAAATGGTAGGTGCATCATTTGCTGTTTTATAAAACGTTTTAGATTCACCAAAGTTTCCAAATTGTTCTTTACTACCATCTGCATTAACAACTTCATATCTAGGAGTTGGTGCAACTCCTGTGTTAAAGTTTTTCCATACATAAGATCCTCCCATATCAGGAAGAGGTCCTTTATTCTCTTTGTCAGTGGCAGGGATAGATGTACTAGCATTTGGCACAGTACCCATGTCAAAACCTTTATATGGCCATATATCATTAGACCAATTAGAAGCTGTTGGTAAATTAAAGTTACCAACTGAATTAGGAGGATATTGACTATTTTGCCACTGTGCTTTAGGCAATCCTTTTTTAGTAATACGTATTTTCATAATATTAAATTATTTCAAATTCATAACCTTGTTGACGTAACATCTCAGCTTGTTCAGGTGTCACTTCCATTTCTGCACCATTTACTAAACCTCCAGTTTGATAATTAGATCTTTCATACAAATCATTTATATTTGCTTGTGCTCTTTTATTAAACTTATTCCAAGGCATTGTTGTACCTGGTTTCATTTTAGTACCTATTCCCATTATAATCTCTTCTTCTTCAGCGGCATCTTGCAAAAGCTTAGCCAACTTTTTATCTGTTTTAGCAGCTTGAGCTAATTTATTCATATCATATTTATATTGTGCCGCAACTTTTCTAACAGAAGGCATAAATTTATTAGCTCCACTAAACAAGTTTTCTAATGTAAGTTCTTCAAACATAGGATTACCTATATTTCTAGACATAGGATTTAAAGACTTCATACGTATCAATCTACCAAATGCAGGAAGTTTATTAACTAATCTATTTGCATATGGTATCATTGATGCTCCAGTTATCAAAGCATCACGAGCATCTCCTTTACCTGTTAAAATTTTTCCAGAACTTGATGCAAATGCTAAAGCAGGTTCTGCAATTAAATTATTAAAAGCCCATGCTCCAATAGCACCTAATGGATTATTAGGATTATCTCTTAATGACATAGCAGCAGCATCAGATCCATACGCTCCTGTATTCAATTTATTCTGCATAACCTCAAACATGTTTGGCTTATAATCATCAGCTTTATCAACAATCATGTTTGCATTTGGATTAGCTGATTTGTATACATTTGTAGCATATGTAAAAAAATCATTATTTGCTTCTTTATCAGAAGGATTTACAGAAGGATTTGCAGAAGAACTTCTAGATTTTTTACTAGGAAAACTTTTAAATTCTTTAGTATATGGCTTACTTGAAAGCATACTTAAAAGTTGCATATTTTGATCAGATGTTCCTATGTAGTTTTTAATTCCTTTTTCAGAAGCAATTTGTTTACGTGTATTAAAATCAGAAGCAAGTCCCATGCTATTTAAATAATCAACTATACTTACACCTTTATAATTATTTGATTTTTTAGAAGGCTTTTCTTGAACAGGAAGTCTAACATCTAATGGTCTACCCTGAAAACTTTGAGGTGCTGGATATAATTCAGATAGAGAAGGATCAGACGTATATAAATCCATATTATCTACTCCAGATTGTTGATAAGCAAGTAAAGCTTGTCTCCAAGAATTATAATCTGGATAATCCTCTAATTGAGGTTGACCACCATTTTGATAGAATGCATTACCACTAAATGTAGACCCACCCTTTTTATATTCTCCTTTACGTATTTTTTTCCATCTATCTTTTTGATATTCATCTAAACGTTGTAATTCTAATTGAGCCCCTGTAAGACTCTGATTACCATATGTAGGAAATAACTCACTATTTGGTGTTAATCCTATTTTTTCACCTGCTCGTGCTATTTTACTGTACACATATGCTGGCATATCAACATTTAGTTTATCCCACATAAGTTTAGGACTAGATTTAATAATGTTCCAAAGTTGTTCTTCTGAACTGGGATAATCACTTCCAGGATAAAAAGCAGAAATTGGTTTAGATGCTACATATGTATTATCAACAAGTGCTTTATTTCCACCTTTTTGCATTTCCACCAGACCACCTTCTTGCCAAGTCTTTCTAGCAAACGCTCTAAAGAAAGGGTTATTCTCTAAGTTCTTTTTATGACGAGCATAGAAAGCTGCTTTACGTTTTGGGTCTTTAGGATGCTGACCTAACTTAGAATCACCAAAGTATTTAACAGTTCCATCAGGACCAGTCACTTTATGTGTTTTACCTTTACGATCATTACTTCTTGTAACAACGTATCCACCGTTAGCCATCATATCTTCCATATCCTCTTCTTCCATTTCTTCTCCATCACCTTGAGCTTCAGGGTTATACATCATATAATTAGTAATAGCATCAGCTGAATCATCCATAACTGCAAGTTTAGAAGCAATCCATGGATCTAAGTTTTTATCAGGAGATATAAACTGACGAAGCTTGTTCATCTTATCTGAAACAGCCATCATTTGACCTAGTGCCATGCCACCATTAGGTTCACCACCTTCTTCCATCATTGGATTATAATATCCACCATATCCCATGTTAGATAATATTTTAGCCTGTACATATTCAGGTAAGGCTTCAAATCCTGGGTTGTTTGTTCCTCCGTATTTCATTTCTTTAGATTTTATTTTATGTTCTTGTTTTAGCATTTCTTTAGTAGGTTTCTTACCTGAGCCTTTATTAGCTCTAATGTTATCCCAGAGTCCTCTCTTAGAATAACTACCATCTTTGCGTTTAATCATTTCTCCACCATTTTTCATTATAGGATATTCATCTACATAAGATGCACCACTAAAATTATAGTCTTGTCCTGGATACATCATTTGTTTTTCACCATTAGAACCTACACCTAGTACAGGATAGGGTACACCTTGCATAGTTATATTAGGACTAGATATACGAGTTACTTTACCTGGATGTGCCCATTGTCCTCTATTGTCTTTTATTACACCACCATTTTTATTTTTTGATAGAAAAGACTTAAAACTCGAATGAATTGCAAGATCAGGAAACTTAATTTGATTTCTTTGTGCGTCAAAATATATGTTATCTAGTTCATTATCAACAAACATTTTTCTAAACTTTTCAACATCTAATTGATTTTTATAATCTAATCCATGATTTTTCATAACACCTCTCATCTCATTACCAAAGCTTTTCCAGTCAGAATTTAAAAACCAACCATCAATAGGATATAAATCTTTACTATTAGCTATGAGTTCTTTTGCTTCATTTCTTATTCTAGGGTCAATATCATATCTTGGTAATCCATAAAATTCTCTTTGCTGTTTATAAGAGAGCCCACTGAGATAGTCTTTTAATTCGTCATCTGTTAACTTATCTAAAAATCTTTTTTTAATATCACCTTCAGCTCCTAAATCTCCAAATCCTTCTCCAAGATTATAATATTTATTTCCACCACGTTGTGTGTATATTCCTAAATCATCTACCCCTTTGTTTGCCAAAGAATTGTATTTCAAAGAATTCTTTAAAGCTGTATTCTCTAAAGCATATTTACCTGCGGTTTTTAATCCTTTACCAACAAGCCCTGCTCCAGAAACAAGCATTTCAGCTTCAAATCCAGGAACAACAATATTATCCCATGTTCTTGCAGCTAGCTTACTATCTGCCATATCACCAAGAAGCCCTTGTGTATAATTACCTTGTTCATCAGAATATCCTCCATGCGTAGCTGCATATTGTTTAGCAAACTTATATCTTCTGGCTTCATCTAAATCTTTAACAGGAGTGTATTGAGAAACAGAGGGTTGACTTTCAATAATTCTTCTAGCCCTTTCTTGTTCTTGTCTTTTAGCTGTTGCTTCAGCTAAAACTCTTCTTTGAGGACTATCATTCATTCTAGCTATCTGAGGATAGTAAGATTGCATATCTCCTCTTGCTCTATTATTAGATTTGACTAATCCCATCTGAGCTTTAGGAAGCATAGACATGTAAAACTGTTGTAATATAGAATCTGATCTTTTCATTACCTCTGACTAAGTTGTATTTTCTGATTAGATATTTTAAATAACATCTTTACATCATCACTCTTAAACTTTCTTAAAAACACTTTGTTTAAATTATGACGAAACTTCTTACGCTCTAATGGTGATTTTTGATAGTTTACATAAGCTGGATTGATTTTAAATTTATATCCATTAGATTCTGTAATGAACATTGGGATGTTTGTACTTGTAGTAAACTCTCCTCTATCTTTAGTAATATCCCAAAACTGATTAAACCGATATTTCTGTTCTTCTTTAGAATAGTTTATTCCTATAGACTGAGGTCTTATCTGAGGATAACTAAGCATTGCCACAGGGTTAGCTTTATTCTTAAGCTCTAGTTCTAAAAGTCCAGATACCTGTTCTGAGTTATAGACAATAGCCTGATCAAAATTTGCATCTAATACATGAAACTTATCTCTACAATCATTGTGCATCTTGTAAGCTTCTAATATGTATTCTATGTTTCTCATAGATACAACTTGCTGACCGCTAGCTGATACAAATTCTATTTCAAAAGGATAGTCTACACCATAGTAGTTAGAATACTTATCACACCTTATATTATGTTTCCAAATAGAGTTTTGGTTAACACTCATAAAATGAGCTTTACCAGGAATTAAAAAACTAGGTATCCAGTCATGAAAACTTATCCATGTTTGACTTTTAGGATCATAAGACATGGTCCAACTAGCATCTTCAAAATATGCAGTGTTAGTCAAAGGAATATAAACCTTACCATTAGAAGCACTCACTTCATAAAAACCTTTAGAGTCAAACAATAAGTTAGTCTTTAAAGGTTTATAATCTTTTTTGCTTACGTATATAATCTCATTAGTGTTATCATATATCATTTGTACACCTACAGCAATAACAGGATTATCAGCAAAAGGATAATCAGGATAAATTCTTAATAGTTCACTTGGTAAATATTTAGCAAACCACCATTTAAGACCATCTCTTGATATTTCTTTAATTTGCCCTGCATACTGAAATATCTTACCTTGGTTTTGACTCACCCAGAAAACACCATGTGTACAACCTAATGTAGCAAGTTTATTTTGACAAGAACCATATTCATATGATTCATCTGAGTTAGTAATACTTTGTAAAGGTTGATTAAATAATCCACCATCTCCCACTGTAATTTTAGTACCAGCATCTGTCTGAAGTTGATCCACACCTAGAAATTGTAATGGACTTTGTCTAGACATCATAAACAGTGCCCCTGTCTTATTAATATTTTTAATAGATGTAATAGGTGAACCAAAATCTTTATAATTATTAGCTAAAAATACTCTCCAATTATCCTTAACTCCTTCAAGTTGTTGTGGAAGTGAGTATGCTACCCTAGTAGGATAGTAGGTAAAACATGTAGAAAACTTCTTAGGATCATAATATCTTGGAAGTAAATTACCGTAAGAAACATATTGATTAAATATTTTACTAACACTTAAAGAATAATCATACTTATAAAAGTTTCTACTCTTAATTATATCTGATCTAAAAAGAGATTTATAGTCAGAATAATTATAAGGATCATAGTGACGTTTTTCAACAAGTTCTTCCCAGTCTCTGAAAGCAAGATTCACTTCACTTTCTACAAAAAAATCTCTAACACCTGAATTAAATAAATAGAAATAACCTTTGCTAACAAAAAAAGTAGAACTATCTCTTTCATCTAAATGTCTATTATTACTCATATTACCAAATAACTTATAAGAAGGTCTCTCGGAATTTATCCAAAACCTAGGATAAGCTATGTTGATATAATTTCTATAATCATGTTCTGTTTCATCTGGCTCACCCATAAGCCAAGAGTTAAAAAAGAAAAATGAGTTCTTTTCTGTAAATCTGTTTATGTAAGTATCTCCATTAAATAAAACACTTGTTGACTGACTTTTTGCATCAGAAATAATAGAATGTACACATGCGGAAACAGGAACTTGTTTTATCTGATCCAGTTGACCATATTGAGAAGAAAAAACAACTTTAATTGCACCATAGTGTCCAGATATTGTTGATTCTACTTCTTTATTTATTTTTTTACCGGGTACAGCAGAAAGTCTAAATCTTGAGTTGTCTATACTAATGGGATTATTCTTATCTCTTTCAATTTGAATAGCTACATAACCTGATCTAAAAACATTATTTATATTATAATTTGAATTAAAGGACTGTATGTTAGAATCAACATAACTAGAATCATCTATACGAAATCTACGGTCTCCTTCGTTTGTTATAATAGATTTATTATAATGTCCATGTGAATCATATTGTAAAGCATTCTGTCTTTTAGGAACCATTCCATAAATAACATTTAACATCTGTTCACCAACAGCTGTTGCTTCAACATAAGACATTGCAACACTAACTGTCAAATTATATGTTCCAATAATACTATTAGTTATAGCGATAACAGGATTGGGAACACTTGCACCTGAACCAAAAAGAGAAAAAGATACAGGATGATTGGTCATTTTAGCAAGTGTAAGTTGCTTTTCATAATTAAGCTTATCTGTTTTACCAAGTGTAATATTACCATTGTTTGCAATAGCAGATAGAACATTTCCAATAGAACTAATAACAGCAATAACACTAGAAAATATACCAGAAAAGTTAGTTAACGTTTTAAACTTTGGATGCTTATAAGGCTCAGAAAAAAGACCTCTAGACTTTCCGTAAATTTCTTGATATACCTTTAATTCAGACACACCTAAAAAAGGTCTAGTAAATGTAGTGTCAGGACTATGAAAAGATAGATGATCTTTTTTATATAATGTTAAAGGATATGCTAAATTAACACCATTTGAGTCACCACTTCTTCTAAGATCTTTACGAGCTGCTCTTAATTTTGCTTTTGCTTCTCTTCTTTGTCTACGTCTTAACTTTCTTTCTTGACGTCTACGCCTTCTTTCCGCTCTTTTACTATCATTGTCATCATCATCTTCTTCATCAAACTCATCTATTTCATCTATTTCATCATTATCCCTTTCTGCAGAGTCTAATAATTCATCTTGAGCATCATCACCAAGTGGGTTTACAACAGATCCTGCTTCAGGATCTATAATAGATAAATTACTTGTTAAGAAGGTATCAGCATCTAAATCATTATATGGATAGTTTTGATACAATCCTCTAGTACTACTTCCAGGTATATCATACTCTCTCAAGTTATTTAAAAGTCCTTTTGCAATAATACTTTTTTGACCTTCTCTACTTCCTCTTAGTATTTCATATCCCACTACAGAAGTTATAGGATTTCCAGATAGGTCTACAGGAATCTGTATATTACTAAATGATACACCTAATATTACAATATTACTACCATCTGAGTTAAATATATTTAAAAGAGGAGAAACAGTTTCATCAGGCATTTTATGATGTCTAATATTTTTCCCGCAAAGACTATCCCAAATATCCGGTTTATTATCAGGATATTTTTCAGTGCTTTCCCAATATGCCATATTACCTGATGCTATAACTACACCACCATCTGAAAGTGTAGGTCCACCTATATTTTCAAGAGTGGCTGTATTTTGAACTTGCCATCTTTGCTTTTGTACACCATCTTTAGACTCATAAGCATCACTACTAAGATCTAATACTAGATCAGAAGCTAAAGCCTGTCTACCAGGTATATGATATGAGTCAGAACGTTCACCAGTATTATACACCCATCTTATAAAAAATGAATACTGTTCATCTCTTAAATAACCGGTGTTATTTCCTCCCTTGTAGTAATACTGTGCAGGATATTGTACAGCATTCCACTGCACTTTAATGTTATTAGCTAAAGGTTGATAATTAAATTTATACTTAGATCTTGTACCCACCTTAAGTAGATAATCATTAACTGTATACATAGAGTCAGATCTTTCAATAGGATCTGTTCTTAATAGCACTTGATTCAAAGGAATAGTAATAAGTTCAGGTCCAATTGTGTCTATGTATATTTTTCCTTGATTACTAGAATAAATACCTATTTTTTTAGCTACTGTTTGCTGATTAATAATAGAAATGATTACTAATTCAAACTCATCAAAATTTTGGTCTACAGAACTCACTTCTATTTCTAAAGATCCATTAAGATTTTCATGAGACCATATAGGCTGCACTTCAGTGGTTCCCATATAATCAGTAACTCGTACACCATTTATAGTGTAAGCAATAAGTGCTTGATAAGAACCATTTGCTAGTGTACCGCTGCCAACTCCTTTTTTTATATTCAAACAGGGTTGAGCTATAAGTGGAGAAAGTCTAAGCTTTTCACAATCAAGTTGTAAAGGTTGTAAATATGTTTTTATAGCACATCCATCTTCAATAGTTTCAATATATTTAAAAGGAGGATTGCCTATATCCATAAATCTGTCTGGATTTAGTGCATCAACCCAATATACAGGTCTATCACAATCAAATCTTTTACGAGAAGCACCTGTAATTAAATTAGACCTTTTGAATCCTAAACATGGGTCATTTACCACCTTTGTATAAGTACACTGACTTTCGTCAAATATTCCTATTTCTGAATCAACATCATCAGTAGTAAAAACAACCCATTGATCATCAGTAAGATGAATACAACCTATTAGTGTATATGGAAGTGTTACACAGTACAAGTTAGCAGGCTCATTACCTATTACACCAAGCTGACCATCATGTGAGTTATTTACAGCATTGCGAGCATGTGTATACAACCCTTCTCCTACAAATGTTTCATTGTAGTCTTTCACCATACCTTTGCTAAAAGTATTAGTAATTATACCAGGGTTTTGTGATTGCTCAGCCATGTTTTACTACTAGCTTCTTTTTTTCTAAAAATTTATATATCTCTCCAGTGAGATGACCATCTAACCAAGCTCGTGCTTCTTCATCTACTATGTCTCTATCTTCAGTAACTCTTACAGCAGCATGAAACACCTCATGAGCTATTGTATTATGGGTTAAATAAGACTTATTAAGAAGCAGATAATATCTAGATGCGTTTGGCATAATAACAGCACCCTCAGCTTCATCTTCAAAAACATCATTTATCTTATATTTTTTATACAGTTTTGCAGCTTCAGCAGATACACTGTCTACAACACTAACTACAATTTCACAACCGTAAGTATCCAATTTAATAGTGGTAGTTATTTTCATATTCAGAATCCCTCAGTACTTTTAAACATATTATAATATCTAGAATACTGTGCTTTTCTATTAGCTTGCCATAGTTTATACATTTCTCCAAAGTCAGGAGTGTTCACTATAGTCAAAGCATTATTACGAGCAGCTCTTAACCGTTGTTCTATTAGTTGCATTTTCTGTGTTACATCTTCTCCATTCATGTATAAGTTTTCAAGAAGACGCTGCTTAAGTGCATATTCATAATATTCATTAATCATAGGATGATCTAACACTAGCAAGTTACCATCCTCATCTTCTAATGCTCCTTGATAAGATATGAATAAATTACCTTCTTCTACATTAGTATATAAGAACTTATTTTTAATATACCCTGCGGGATGAGAATCATTTATTGCATCTATTCTACCAGTTGATGTTGCAATACTAATAGGAGTGAATGTATCATACACTCTTGTTTCATACTTTCTTTTTTCAACCACCTGAACAAATATCTTCTCTCCGGTATTACACTCAACAGTGTATGTTTTTTCACAAGCACATTCTGGATCCGGTTCTCCACATTTAGAACAGTATGAACTATTTAGAATAACATTTTCTGTTTCTCTTCCTGCTAATACAGGATTTGTAACACTATGTTTTCCACACAAATAAGCATAATTTAAAACATAAAAATCATCAGGGAGTTTTGTTTTACTCTTCGTAATTTCTAAAACTTTTTCTTTAGTTCCATATATTCTAAGACCTAAGTCATAGTTAACTCTTTGAGCCACCTTAATAAGTTGACCGGGTTCAATCATGCCCTCATTATTATAAGTGGCAAAATCAGTTGCCACCTCATTAAGAAGTTCATCAAATGTTCTATAAGAAAGTTCTGTTTTCATCTACTAATATTTTGCTTATCTGCAGTTACATCTGATGGTAATTGAAGCATTCCTACAAGATCTTTAAATACATTATTTTCTATTTCACCAGATAAATAATCAGGAACATTAAAAGGTTGATCTGCTTTCTGAATACAAGAGTCTTGAGCACAAGTAAAATTAGATATATCATCTTCAAATATTCCCTCTATACGAACAGCATCCCATTCAAGATTGGGAAAGTATAGATAATCATTTAAATACCAATAGTATTTTGTTTTATTATACTTGAAGTTTTTACTTTTACTTATTGCTAAATATGTACTAGGATTGGTAATTTGAAGTTCTTCAGAACCATCTAAAGAAGTGACACTACGAATAAGTGGTCCGTAATATCCCTGCATAAACACAGGCATTACAAGTTTGCTTCTTTTAATAACACAATCAGAAGATACACCCGTACACCTAGCTTCAACCTTATCTACTTCTACAAGTTCAACAAAGTCCATTGTTTGAACAATACCAGAAAAACCAAGAAGTTTGTTTTTACTATCTTCCCTTTTCATAAGCCACTTGCTATGCTTAAGTATAAAAGCATAGATAGCTCTGTCAGTCAAGAATGCATCTTGCCTAACAGCCTTGACCTGTGTGCGTATTCTTGATATAACACTTCCTATTGTTGTCCTTCCCATGGATTTTCTAAATTAAACTCATTGTATTTCTGTAAAAACTCTTTAGTTAAATCTTCTTTGTAATGTCTAAACTTATGTTTTCTAAATATTCTGCTTATACGAACTAAATTATCCACCATTAAATACTTCTTCCATTCCTGGGGATAGGTTTTAGCCACTGTTCTTTTGAAATCTCTCACTCCGGTAAAACCCCACATCTCATGATGTTTAAACCGGTATTTAGTTTCATAATTAGTGTAGAATATTTTAGCAACGTATTGATCTGATTCCCAGTTTTGATTCTGAAGTTTCACTCCATAATTCTGAGATTTATAAAAATCTACATTACTCTTTTTACGTGGACAGGTACCTATAAAAATAAAACCGAGCTGCTCAGGCAACTCTACACCATCTCTTTCTGCTATTACTGTCTCCCAAATCTTTCCATTAAAAGAGCTAATAATATTCTTAAATACGTCTAATTCAATACCAGAATACTTAGGGTTATCTTTTATAAACTGGTCATAGAAAGCAGTATTAGTAAAATTCAACTTCTTTGGTCTATACCTAGGAGCATTAAGATCTGGTTTTTTATATGGTTTGGTCACAACGTTCTACATTAATAATTTACGTAAAAATCTCTACAGTTTAAAATTAAACCTAATAGGTTTAAGCAGTATATATAAACTCAGATACTTTGCCCTTAGAAAAATCATGAACTTCCATAATAGCTTGGCGTTTGGCACAAGTGAATTTATTATGATAGTGCCAGTAGTCAGACTTAGAAAGACTAGGAAGTTGTTTTATAGCAAATCCGTGCACTTCATTTTCAGAGACATATTCCATTGTCTTTTTACGATGCCAGTGACCAGTGTAACAAGTGCGGAAGGTAGTAGAGCCCCATTCTTTAGGAAACTCTGTAGCATATACTAATGGAGTGTTCTTAGAACTAATGTCTCCATGCTCAAAAGCAAAAAAGTTATCACCGTAAGTAATAACCTTTCTTTCTTCATATTCTGCATCAAATATAATATTAGAATCTGTACTAAAACATTTAGATAGGGCATGAGCCATATGATAGCTGCTAAGTCTATCATGATTACCAGGAAGATAAACTACATGAAGATTATTACAAAACTGCTTAATAAAGCTAATGCTCCAATACAGAGAATCAAAAGCAACATTATAAGCTTCCTGGGCTCTTAAATCATTATCAACCGGTGTACCTTTTGTAGTGGAACCATTAAAGGTATCCATATTTAAAAGATCACCTCCAAATACATAGACTATTTTATCAAGTCTATGACTTTTATAAGCTCTTAAGACTAAATTACTTACAGCTTCTCGGAAGTCTTTAACTACACCAAGGTTACCTTCTTTACCAAAGTGGAGGTCTTGAATACTCAAAACCCCCACTGTAGGTAAAACGAATGTGTCGTTTAAATGCACCTCTGCAACAGGTGTATAATTTGGTTGGAAGTTTTCAATAACTTCCTTCAGATAATCTTTTTCATCTAAAGTCTTTTGAGTGACCATGGCTGAAATAAGCCAGTGATCTTTTTTTTGCTTATTCCAATAGGAACTAAGCTTCCATTTATTAGTGTCTATCCGTAAAATTCTAATTATTTCTTCAGGACTTTTAGGTTCTGAAAATGCAACTCCTTTAATTTCAGCAGTGCACGCATCAAGATTTTCTTTAAACTCAATAACTTTTTCTTTTTGACTAGCCAATGCTTCTGCTAAACTATCTTCTAAATCAGAAATATACTCATTCTTAATTCCTTCATCATCAATGAGTTCTAGCATTCTTTTACTAGCAAGTTCTACAAGACTAGCATCTAGTTCTTTTTGTAGAAGATCTTTTGTTTGTAAAATTTGCTTTTTGATTTCTTGGTACTTTTGTAAAGAAATACCTAACTTTGTGGCACAGAACTCATCAGTTTTTTTCCATCTGAGAGACCCATACACCTGATTGATTAAAGACATAATATAAGGATTTGGTATATGGTGTATAAAGTTAGATGATATTAAACATCTTCACTATATTTTATACACACGTTATAAACATTTCTACAAAATTAAGGTCCCGGTGTAGAAACACTAGGACCTGTCATGTGGGTAAACCAACAAAACCACGGACTTATATTTTAACTCTGTAACACAGCTATTTGTACAGATTGACTAGTGTTTACCACTACATTAGTAAAGGTGAGTGTTGAACTTGATGCTTGTGCCGTTTGTGTTTGAGCAACACCATTGCTACCAGTTAAGCGTATCACTCTTGGACTAGATAAAGCAGGATTGCTGTATGAAACAGTTATGTTAAATGTACCTATTTGATTGGTTCTAAAATAGCCCAGTCCTGAGAATGATATTGGAAGATTAACACCGCTTTCATAAGTTACAGCTACACCATTAACACTTACAGCAGATATTGTTACTCCTGAAAATGCAGCGTTACTAACAACTACAGATGGATTAGTAGATATACAACTACCAACAGTCATAGAACCCACTCCTGTTCCATTTGTACAATTTACAGTATCAATTTGAAGTTTATATGTAACAGCACTTCCTGATGTATTTGTTAGTGTGTAAAAACTAGGACTAGTAACACCAGCACCAGCACCTGTTTGAGTGTAAGTAAAAGCTTGAATTACGCTATTACTATTATTTAATAAAGCACCTGTAATTGTTCTAGTTCCTGTTCCAGAATAATAAAATCCATATAAATTAACAGTAGTGGAAAATCCAGTGGCTAATGTAAATGTAGATGTTTGACCAGAAGAACAATTTGCAGTGGCAAGAGTAGTTCCGGAAGTGCAAGGATCTGCTATAAAACTTGAAAAAGTTGTCAAAGATGAATAAAGACCTGCACCACAATCTGCTTCTATTGTACCTTGATATGCACTACCACTCAATCCTGTAATATTTACAGGAGAAGAAGAAGGATTGGGAGAAACAGTAAATATATTTGATGGATCTGAAGCAAGCCAATATATCACTCTATAACCATTTGCAGGCGGTGATACAGGAGGAGTAAATGATACAGTTAATGTAGCCATAGCTATTTAGTTATGAAAGACAACTTGTATTTAAATCAGTGAATGTTCCACCAAGCAATGTACCATCTTTTATACAGATACTTTGTGGTGTACTTGCATTATTTATAATCTGTAACTGTTCAGATCCACCACAAGCAACATAATAGTAAACAGCAGTTTGTAAAAGAGTAACTTGTCTACAATTATCAGAACTAGAAGAAACAGCAAAGTTAATAGGAGAACCAAAATTTCCTCCACCACAATCAGCTTGTATAGTACCTTCAATATTAAAACAAGTGGGTACACCAGCTATAATAATAGGATTCTGATTTTGAGTGACAGTATTCCAATTTACTTCTCCTACAACTCTCCATTTAACTAAGTATCCATTCACAGGAGCTATAGTAGGTGCTGTAAAACTAACTTGCAATGTTTTATATGTGTTACAAGGAAGAGACATAGTAAATTTAGTTTATTTTATACAACAGTTCCTGTTCCAACAGTAACAACAGAACCCGTAAATGCTTTAAATGACTGAGGAATGTTTTTAGCAACAGCAATATTAAAAATTTCATGATTACTTCCTGTTGCTCTAACTACAGTGGCTCCTCCTGAAAGAGCAGTGGTTGGAGCATTAGCAACTGTAAATGTAGTGTTGCCAGGAATACTTATAACAATAGCACCGTTACCAGCAAAAGCTCCTACACCTGCAATAACTTCTAATGTCATTCCTATTGCAAGATTGGTTGTAGAACCCACTGTTATTGTTGTACCAGAACTTGTAGCACCGGCTGTAGATACATAGACAGGACCCAATCCTAAATAACTAACATTAAAAGCAGGATTACCAACAGCAGTTGTAGTGTTAGTTGCAGTGTAAGTAGTTAAAGGAATAGTTGGTGTTATTACACCATTCAGCACTTTATGAAGTTTTGTTAGTATAGTGATAAGTCTATCATTATTACTTACACCAAGTGCAGGAAGATTAGGTCCTTTATATAAAACACAAGGTGCTTCACTTATTTCTTCACAAGGTTCTCCACCAGGACAATCCGGAAGAACATAACTTACAGATGATCCGTAACTAGAGCAACAAGGTTCACAAGGTGTATGTGTGCATCCGCAAGACATAGTGTATATTATTTAATGTTTTTAATTATGATAGGGTAGCTGTAACACCAGTGGGAGGATTACATGTAGGATTTGCAGTGGTGGTAGCACTTACAAAAGAACAGTTTGTCTTACTAAAAGTTCCTGCAGTTATTTCTATACGTATTTTATAATTTGTACTTGCTGTAAGTCCTGTAAAAGAACCCGTTCTTGTTGTTGTTCCAGAGGGTGTTTGAGAAGATATTAATGTAGTTCCTGTAGTATCAAATATTTTAGCCGTATAAGCAGTTATGGAAGAGGTCGTATCATGAGAAAATGAGTAACCAATAGTAGTACTTGATGGATTGGTATTGACAGTTGGACAAAGTATATTAATTTGTTGTGTAGCGGCAGATGTTGATATACCTCCTGCACAGTTTGTAACCACTCTAAAATCATATATTCTATTATCTAACAAACCATTTATAGTTGCTGTAGCAACACCAGCAGCTACATTAGAATGTGTAGTCCAAATAGTTGGCTCAGTAGATAACTTATACTGAACATCTTGATTTGATGCACTAGCTCCAGGTGTCCATGTTAATGTAATATTCATATTATACTAAAGTTGCGGTTACACCAGTCACAATAGGACAAGGTACAGAAATATTTTTAACAATAGACTTGTTACATACATTACTGTTTTTAGAAATAAATGCATTTACAGTGACTGTATAAGGCATTGATGTATTAAGAGGTGTTCCTACAACAGAACCACCAGCTACAATACATGTATAAGGAGTAGAGTTAGCAGCCTCTGTAACTATATTGATAGTGTATGTTTTACTATTTGTACCATCAGAAATAGTAATTGTAGTATTTTGTAAAGCTTGTATGAAACCAGAAGGTATAACTGTTGTAGGATTAAAGTCAAGATATACTTCTTGACGATTTGCATTAGCTGAGGCAGTGTATTCAAGAATAAATCCTGAACAATCAGATTGTCCACAACAATTTTTAAGATCGGCTATAACTGCTCTCATATCACATACAGTAATCCAAAGATTCTGCATTGCTTGTGACATATTAGTAACAGTTGTGTTCCAACCTGATATTGAAGACATTGTACTAGCTTGACTAAGAGCGTTTGCAGAACTTAAAGCTATACATTGTTGAGAAGCAGCAGCTGTAATCTGTGAGTTAGATCCTAAAGCAGTTCTAAGAAGACAATACTCTTCTTCTAGTTTATCCAATACAACAGACATTGCTGTTGGTGTAGAAGGAAGAATACAGTTAGGAGTAACTGTTGGTAGAGAAGGAGCTGTAATGTTTTCTAATGCTGTAATCCTTGCATTATGACTAGTAAGGGTTGTAGCATGAGAATCAACTGTTGCTTTTAAAGAACAATATTGATTAGCAATACGTAAAGTGTATTGATTATGAATAAGTTGTGTTACTGTCAATCCAGTGCCGCCATCTACATATTGTAGACAAGTGGGTAATGGTAAGGTAGGTTCTGTATAAGGTGTACCACCAGCTGCAGGAATTAAATCTTCAAGACAACAAATCTTTCTTACAATAAAGTCCAATACAGCCGAGAGGGTTTTTGTAGTGGGTGCCGGATTTGCAGAAGAGCAAAATGTAACCAAACAAGCAAGGTCCAAATTGGTCAAATCCAGAGTAGACTTAATAGTGCACAAGTCTGTAGCTACCTTGTAAACTACATCAGAAACAGTGTCACCGTTGCAGAGGTTAAGACAGGGAATATCAGGACCCTGCCATACGACACAGTTAGAAGAAACAGGAATACAACCCTGCTCGGCAGTATTGGATTTCACAGGTAACATAGTATATAGGATATATTAAATTAAATAAATGTACCACCCACTTCGTCTAAAAACAGTTCTTCTGCTTTAACAAAAGCTTCATCAAATTCATTACATAAATAAGTTTTAGAAATAACATCTACAGGTTGTCCACCAGCATCTTTAGAATCAAGTGATGCATATATATTAAAATTTGCATATAAGTTTGCTTGTCCTTGAGCAGGTGGTTGAGAAAGAGGTGGCATCATACCTCCTATTTTAGACTTTGTAACAGATGTTACTGAAGCTACTGCTTCGGGAAAAAGATATTTATATCTGTCTGAATTAAATGAAAATTGTACCATATATTGTAGTTTAAATTAGATGTAGTCTACACTATAATATACAAAATTCTAAAGACAGTACCAAAATAAAAAACACTCTCATTTCTGAGAGTGTTTTTTACTAAACACTAAGAAGCACACACTAATTACCTTGGGGTCATTGGCACAACATTATCCGTAGTTTCGGTAGCAACAAGTTTAAAAAATACAGTGTAATTTTCAGAAGTTTCTACTTTTTCTAGCTCAGAAAGCTTAATAGGTTTGTATTCCACATCTTTTTCTGTTTGTAAAAACTCATTAAATTCTTTCTCAAACTGCTGAAAGTCGGGGTTAAATTTTCTACGTACAGTTTCTTTACCTTCAGAATTTACATCTTTGTAAGGAACACCTTCTTCATCTAAGTCTTCTACTAACATTGGAATAGTGATGGAGCCATTTTCATCTTCTTTTCCATACTTTTTAATAAGGTCATTTTTGATTTGTTCTATAGCTTGTTTTTCAGCAGCCACTTTTTTAGCAAGATCTGAAATCCAGTATTTTGTTACAAGAGAAAGTTTTTCTCCAAGTAATCCAGAAGAAAGTTTTTCACCAGTGCCCTGGTTAACAATACCGTTTAGTTCTGCATCTAAATTATAGAACTCGTGTAATTTTAATGTAATTTTTTGCATAAAATAGGTTTAATGTGTATACCAAAGATAAATATTATCTAGAATATTTATACTATATAAGTTTTCAACACATGTGAATTAAAATTCATCCGAAGAAGCCGTAACATCAGTCGGACCTGTTGGATATAAAGCACCTGAACTTAAACTAGTACCAGGAGAACCAGTACTACTATTTGAATATAATGCACCAGTGTTATCTGTAACTGTAAGATCTACCAACGCTGTTAAAAATGTATTAGATGTTGCATCCAGTGTTATAATAATATAATCACCAGGAGAGTAACTAAAATTACCACTTTGAGTTGATGATACATTTACAATATTGGTTCCGTTCTTAGATATTTGCATAGATCCGCTTAATGCAGTCATAGTGTATGACCATGAAACATTATAGGATTCAAAAACTTTTACTTGTATTGCCATTTTATATAGTTAAGTACAACTTTTATGAATTACAACATAAAGATACTGACCTTTTGAACTATCATAAATATAATTGTAGTTAAAACTAACTGTAAGAGATGTACCAAAAGTAGTTCTATCGTTTTCATAAACTTTAGTAGCACCACCTGTACCACCATTGCCATTACTACTCCAAGGTTTACCATACCATACAAAAATGATTTGAACACCATTAAAATCTGTACTATTACCTGTTATTGAAATAGTATAATTTTTATTTGATGTTCCTACATCAAATACAATCATTGAACTATCATAGCAGGAACACGCACTTCCTCCACCTGATGAAAAAAATAAATCACGATCTGTTCCATCACTAGCATAGGATAAAGTGTGGTTATAACCATACCAACTTGACATTTGAATATTTGTACAGGTTGTTGTGTATTTTCCTGTATTAGAAGAATGTACATTTATAGGAGCATAATAAGGATTACTTGTTGGAGTTGGATAAAAAGCATTGCCAAAAGCCCATGATCCAAATTTGTAATCTGTCATTGTTGACTGAGCCATTTCAACCCTAACGTCATTAAAACTTATTTGTCCGCTAGCTGGTAGTGCCATAAACTTTTATTTTCAGTTCTTCAATTATAGTTTGTTGCTCTTTTATTGCCTCTATTAATAATGGAACTATTTTTTCGTATTGTACAGTTAAATAGTTTTGTCCTGAAATTGAATTATCATATCCATCATTGTCAAATGGTGCCAACTTAACAGCTTCTGGTAATATTGATTGAACTTCTTGTGCATATACTCCAACATGTTTAACTACTACATCAAAACCAGCTAACTTATTTGCTCTGTCGTTCCAATTATATATAAAGCCTGTTAGAGACTTAACTTTTTCTAATGGATTTGAAATTTTTTTTATATTTGTTTTAAGACGCATATCTGAAGAATATGCTACAATATCATTTGAAGCATCAATTCTTCCATCTGTTGCATTTGGATTAACATTAACACCTAAAGCACCAGATGTTATTTTTTGGTCTCCAACTATTTCTAACTTATAAGCAGGACTTGCCGTTCCGATACCTACGTTGCCCGCAGAAGGTTGTAAAATTAAACCGTTGTTATTATAAATATATCTTAAAAAGTTATTACCAGCAGTACCATAAAAATTTATAGTGTTTCCAGAATCGTATCTTGATTCTATATCAAAATAATAAATACTTGGATCTGATTCTGTAGATAATCTAAGCTTAACTCCATTTCCTTGTACATTTAATTTTGTAGCTGGACTTGTCGTACCTATACCTACGTTGCCTAATTCTCCAATAGTCAGTTTAGCATCACTAAGTGTAGCAGAAGCTGCACCAGTTGAAGGTCCGTTTAAAATATGAACTTTTCCTGCTGCATTTCCCCCTCCACCACTATTATCAGTTCTTTCAAAAACTATAGCCGACTTTCTATAAAGTGTATTGTTTTCTCTATAACCAAAATGAATTCCCGACCAATTACCTACACCCATTAGAGAAGCAAAACTTGCATAGCCATTAGTTGGAGTAACCACATCTAAAATACTTTGGGGACTTGTCGTACCTATTCCAAAATTACCGGCATTTATATAACTATTAGAAGTATTATTGGCATTTAATTGTATATTACTTGTACCTCCTTTATATAAATCCAAAATACCATGTGCTGATACACTAGTACCACTAGCTGAAACTGTAAAAACAGTTGATGTATTATTATAATTAACATTTAGATATATAGAGTCATTATATCCAACAACGGTCGTAGCACCCGCAATGAATTTTTCATAACTTGTTCCTGGGTTATCTCTTACAGAAACTCTACCTGATGACTCCAATAAAATACTTGAAGCTACTACACCTCCCCAGTGGAATCCTAATTGTGGTGCATAAATCACATTTGTATTACCACTACCTCCTGAATTTTCTCTTATTTGCCAGTTTTGTGTGTAAGCAATTCCTGTTGATGTGGATTGTATATATGAACCTCCAGTTCCAAGTATAATAGGAGTAGAAATAGCACCTACAGTAGCTGTTCCACTTAGGTTTAAAGTGACTGCTTCTAATGTAGTGATATTTGTAATATTCCATGCACCCATGTTTATATGACCTCCCATAGTGCCACCACTTAAGGGTAAAGCATAAGAACTGTAATTACCACTATCTAATACAGTTCTCCATGATTGCCATGTCCCATTATTTTTACCTCTAATAGCTATCTGCCCTGTTCTATAATCACCATATATTTGATGTTGCCAAACTGAACTGTAAGCTTGGGAAAATAATGCACCATCTGATTGTCCAAATAATGATATATTAGTTCCAACATAACTAATACCATTACTATTAATGCTATCTGCAGCAGTCGCGGAGTTTGATCCGGTATTAACAAAACTCCATCCATCTATATTATCTGCTGAAGTAGCAGTTGCAGCATTACCTGTAATGTTTATACTCCATGTACCACTTGCACCAGTACCTGTTAAGGTTGGAGAATATGAGTTATAATTAGCTGAATGTAAAACATCTACAAAATTAGAATAAGCAGTAGCAGATCCAAAAGACTGCTGGTATATTCTCATACCAATAGCATCTTTGCGGAACAAGACTAAATTATCATTACCTCCAGAACCATCTAAATAAGATCTTAGATGTAAAAAGTCAGCATATGGTGCTGTATTATTATTAGCCCATGAGGTAAATCCAAATCTTAATTCAGAAGCACTTTCAGAGTTTGGAGCTATTGTTCTTATGTCTCTAGAAGTAAGTCTAGCAGCAGCTCCAGTAATACTAGCAGATGATGTAATGTAACCAGGGCCGTTAGTTAACTGATTAAGATTAGTTAGATTACCGGAATCCCAAATTGTATTACCTAATGCAGTTGGCCGGCTTCTTACAAAATTTACTACACCTCCATTAGATATGCTAATAGCTGTTTTAGAACCACTAACATATGCATCTGTAGTAGCAATGTACATTATTGTACCAAAATTACCTCCTGATATTACATATATTCCAGCTTGGGCAGTAGTTCCAGAAGAACTGTCTCTTGCACCAAATGTAATTGCAGGTCCAAAATCTGTTGTAACACTAGCAGCTCCTAAATGCAAACCACCATTAGCTGTACCTGGAGTAGTAGCATTCCATGCTGCTAAACTTCCTTGTAAAACAATAGGCGTAGAAGTAGTAGCCCCACGCCCAGTTACTGTTGCTAAAGTATCAGACTCAGCAGTTAAAAATGCAGGAGCACCAGTAATTTTAGACCATCCAAGAGAAGTTATCCATGCTGGGTTTGCATAAGATCCAGTAGTATAAACTCCATCAGTGACAGTTCCAGAATTTCCATCTATGGAAACACCTGTTAATGTTTGTGCTGCACTGGCTCGTCCAAGTGATATTGAGGTAGTACCTATATTAAAAGAGCTGTTTACTAACATTGCGTTAGTAACCACACCATTTGCAATTGTTGTTACTATAGATGTAGTACCAGATCCAGTCACATTTCCAGTTAATGTAATAGTTTGGTTGCCTGTTATATAACCTGCCCCATTAACAAGTTGACTAGTATTAGTAGGTATGGTAATAACTCCTGTAGAAGAGTTGTATGCACCACTACCCGCTACAAAACTTAAAGCTGCACGTGCACGCGTGTCTGTGTAATAAAGATTTGTACCCTCACTTACATTTGTTGTAGATAGAGAAGGAAGATCTGCTAAAAGTAAAGCTCTAAATGTAGGAACTCCTGCTGATCCGTTTGGAGCAATAAATACTGTATTAGCTGTTTGTGAAGCTAATGTAACTGTAAATGTACCAGATGTAGTGATGGGAGAACCACTGAGTCCAAATATTCCAGGTAGAGCAATGGCTACAGATGTAACTGTACCTGTATTATTTGTATAACCTGATGGGTTGGAAGCTAGATAATAAGTGGCAGTGTCAAGAGAAAATGTTCCAGCACCAGTCATTTTTACAAACGGTGTACCTGAAGTCCAAGAAAGAGCAGCTAATCCTGATAGCACAGAACTAGCTTGTTGGGCTCCTATAGTATTATAGCTTATAGTAACTGCTGAAGATCCATCAAATGTAATACCTGATGAGTTACCACTACCGGAATTATTAAATGTAACAGGATTTGTTGTTGTACCAGAACTACCACCACCTCCACCTGAAGGGGCTGCCCATGTACCGTCTGCTCTAAGGAAGTTTGTAGTACCTCCCGTTGAAACAGGAACTAACCCTTTTGCAGTAGTTGAGAATAGATCTAATAAAGCTGTAGCTTGAGTAGCTGTTAATGATTCAACATTCCCAGTACCACCTGTCACTCTACCTAATATAGTGGACGTAGATACTTGAGCAAGTTTTGCTAATGTTACAACATTATTAGAAATAACGGTAGATAGGGCTGTATTACCAGAGCCTGTAATATCACCTGAGAGTGTAATAGTCTGATTAGCAGTGAGATAGGTAGTTGTATCTAATGCAAACGTATTTGCACCAGTCATCTTTACAAAAGGAGTGCCTCCTGAATAAACTAAATTAGTTAGTGCTGTAAGAATAGGTGACTGACCCTGTGCACCAATAGTGTTATAACTTACTGTTATAGACTGAGATCCATTATAACTAGCACCAGAACTATTACCAGAACCAGTGTTGTTAAATAATACTACATTTGGGTTAGGACTTGAAGAGGATGGAACATAACTTATTGTAACATCTCCTGTACCAGGATCTATCCCAGTGTATGATATTTCTATATTGGAACCAGCAATGATTTTTCTAATCACAGCATGACCAGGACTTATTACGTTTAAGTCCTGTCTAAGTATACCCTGCTCAGGTTGTACTGGTTGTCTTGTTAAAGAAAATATTGACACGTTAAATTAGTTATTTCCAGATTCCACTCACATTAAGCTTTGGTGTAGTGGTTTTCCAAGTACCACTCACCTTAACAAACATAGTTGCTTGTTTCCAAGTACCAGCAACCTTAATCCATACGACTACCGGTGTAGGTGGAGCACCACTATTCTGTAATAGTGTAAGAAACATGGTTAGTTAGTATTCTTAAGTTTATCTATAGTTTCTTGCAATTCTAATATTTCAATATCAAGTTTATTAACAAGTTGATTGTTATCTAATTGAATATTAGAAATTCTAGATTGTTTTAAATACTCTAGTCTAATTTCACATTGTTCTATAAGTTTAAGGATTGTCATTTTATATATATTAAATTAATTATAAAATCCAAAATACAAGTACCTTATAGCACTCCTGGAAAGATGCTCGATTAAGCCAAACATATTTCAAACCATCTTTTGTTTGAATAACTTCCATTCTGTTTCCAATAATAGCAGTTGGAGCGGCATATGGATACATAGAAGCTCCGTTTACCTTTCCTGTCACTACATTTAACGCCATAATTCTTTGAGTGTTATCTTTATGATAAAAGATTCTATCCTCTCCATCATAAGCTGCCATTGTTCCTGTAGTGAGGGTTTCTGTTAATGGTACAGTAAACATAAGATTAAATCTATCCGTAGTTAAATCCCATCTATCAAATCCGATAGCAGCTCCTCCTCTTATAATAAAAGCATATCTTCCTCTCATATTCAAATCACTTGTTCCAAATGCCCAGTTTATACTTGTTCCTGTTCCTTTTACACCTTGTTCAAGAATAGTGTACCCAGTAACAGCAGTTGTTGGTGCGGTAATAGTACCACAAGTGATAGTATTTGATGTATTACTTGTAATTGCCACCTCTATAGGACCACCTGTTGTTGTAAGAATCCTTAATCTTTTACCTGCCCATATATTTACTGCCCAAGATTTAGACGTATCTTGAAGAGTAGTGGTAGAACCTGTACCGGTTGCAACACCAAAATCTGCTGCACCAATAGCTGATGATGTACATATACTATACCTACTAACACCGTTTAATGGTGCTGTAGCTACTGCCGCAAGTGTTAATGTGGTTGCTGTATTAGATGTAATACGGAATATCTGTGATGCAACACTACCGGTTCCTGCAGTAATAGCGCCTGTGTACATATAAACTGTAAACCCTGCCCATTGGTTGGTAGTCCAGTTTTTGCTAAAATCCGTAAGCGTAGTTGTTGATTGAGTTCCAACAATCGTTGTAGCAGCAGGAGTTCCTGCCATTGTGTAAGTGAATGTAGTTGCAGATGGTACAGTGGCAATAGCTACGTTTGTTACGTTAAAGTTAGCATCAGTAGCACCTCTTACTGTTACCAAATCTCCAACTTTAAATTGATGTGCATGAACAGTAGTTACAGTAGCTGTAGTTGTGGCATTTGCTAATGTAGAAATGGCAATAGGTTGATGTCCTGCTACAGTTGCTGCTGCATTTCTTGCTATACCAAAATCTTGTTGTCTACCAAATGAAGTTACTAATGAATCTATATTATAGATACCAATTGCAGCAATACCTCCTAATTGAATGTACGCTTTATTCGGGTCTCCTTGTATTGCAAATACTGATGTACTATCAGGATTTGTATCCCAAGTACCTACAATAGTAAGTGCGGTGGCTGTATTACTTGCTATTGGTCTTATTTGACCTGCTCCTGTTCCTGCCAAAATTCTTACAGCATAGTTTGACCATCTATTTACGGCCCAAGATTTTGTTGAATCAGTAATAGTTGTTGCTGCACCAGATGTAGCTGTTCCGGCATCAAAGCCAAGAATGAAATATCTACTTGTTGCATTAGGATGTGGATTAATATGAGTATTCCAAGTTAATGTAGTGGAAGTATTTGAAGCAATTTGTCTAATCTGACCTGCACCTGTACCTGAATAAATATACACCCAATATCCTGCCCATTGGTTTACTTTCCAGGCTGCTCTATCAACACCAAGAGAAGCATCAACTAATGTAGTTACTGTGCTACTTGCAGAAGATATTCCCCTGTACCAATATGTAGCATTTTCAGTAGTTCTTTCAATGCTACAATCTGTACCTACTGCTGTAAAAATGTTTTGACTGGCAGGTAAAACATACCAAGTATCTGAAATTATATCATAAGACTGCATTGTAAAAAATGGAGCTGCTGCAGCACTTGATACTAACCCAATCAAGCCTGTTTGAATACGATAAACAGATGTCGTGTCTGGTTGAACAGTCCAAGCAGAATCTAGAGTGATCACTTGTGATTCTATTGCGTATGTAGATTGAGAACCTGCTGTTGCTGAAATAGCAGGAGTAAATACAGCAGGATTGTTCCAGGGTTTATTCATTTGAGTAGTATCACCCAAAGTAATTATGTTTGCTGCATTAGAAAGTATTCTTCTAATTTGGCTTACACCAGCGTTACCTGTAATACGAAGTGTATAACCTTCATATTGATTTACAGCCCAAGTTTTTAAAGTGTCTGTAATGTTTAAAGCTCCAGCGGTGTTTGATACAGCTGTAACTATCCCACTATCCGCAATTACTGGCTCTGCCACACCTGTAATGGTTCTACGCTGTCCTGCTCCTGTTCCAGATAAAATAACAATATCATATCCAATTAATGATTGTTGTGTAATTGCAGCAACTTGTAATGTACTTGCTCCTGCAGAAATCACCTTACCATCAATACCTAATGCTGCATTATACTTCATTGAACTAAATGTAATGGGAGCAATAGCAGGAGGTGAAAGCTGTTGGAACATATCAGTCCAAGTATCATAACGAAAAAACTGAGTAGCTGATATTAAGTAATAAATATATCTACCGTGTTCATCTGGTAGAAAGTCAGAATTATCTGCTGAACAAGTTGAAGAAATAGCACTACTTACAGCTGGTGCAAAACGTGTCCATTCCCATACTGGCATATCTACCTGTCTTGTAAGTGTATTTGAAGTTAAAGCTGGCATAAAATATAATTTAAATTATTATTGTATTTTTAAGTTTGCACGAATAGCTTGTGCATATGTTTGTCTGGATATATTTATATACATCTCTCTGTCCATACCTGCAAGTGCAGTTTGAGCAGCTACGTTGGTCACAGATGAGACAGTTGAAACGGTGGTAACAGTTGATACAGTTCCTAAAGTTAAACCTGTTGTAATATCATCAATTCTTATTCTCTGTCTTTGAGCAGAGTCTACAACTTGAAGAGTTTCTGAAATTTTTACTAATCTTTCTAATAAACTAAGTAAATCTTCTACTCTCACTGCTTTAGCAGGTAGAGGGTTACTAGCACTAACATCACCATCAGAAACACCATCTGCACCAAGAACCATTTTTATTCTTTGATGCTGTATTCCACCAATATCATCAGATGCTATGTTTGCACCCGAACCTGGCGTATATCCTAAATTATCTGGCATATGTTTTAATTTTAAGTGTTATATAATAGTTACTCCAAGTGTTTGGGCAGCCCAACTCCATGCTTGTGGGTTTGTTTCCCAAGAATCATAAGCTGCACCTAACATTGTGATGTTTCCATCAGTTAGTATATTTCCAGATATTTCTTTACCATCTTTGTCTAATGTAGCTTCATGCAAAGAGTAATAAAATATTGCTGAATCTTGTAAATTATCTGTTCCACATCTAAGAAACATATACTTTGCTGATTTTATTTGTCCGTTTACCCAAATGTTAAATGGTTGTATCTTTTTCATTCTTTATAGCTTAAACATATTGTAAATAAATATCTCCGTCATTACCTCCACTTGGTGCTGCTGTTCCACTTGTTATCTGTTTAACACCACCATCTGCATAAAGAACCTGTGAACTTGTTCCACCCGACCTTACAAAAGAGCCACCCGTAACAGTTCCACGAAGTAATGTTTGAGTTATAGAACTGTTTCCTAATGTTACTGTATTGCTTCCTTGTCCTACTGCATTGTGACCGAATACCATTTCGTTTGTGTTGCCGTTAGCAGACGAGCGAGTATCTTCACCAATATAAATAGATGTGTTTGATGTTTGGTTAGCACCCCCTCCGCTTATCCTTCTTCCTGCGTCTAATCCTAAAGCAATGTTGGATGAACCGGATGTATTTTCATATAATACCTGACTACCTATACCTACGTTTTTATTTCCTGTTGTAAATTGTAAAGCAAATGCACCAATTCCAAAATTATCAGTTCCTGAAACAACAGAGTTTAAGGCATTAGTTCCAATCCCGACATTTCTTTGCCCTGTGGTTTGATATTCTAATGCTGAAAAACCTAAAGCAACATTACTAAATCCGGATGTGTTTCTTTGTAATGCTCTACCTCCAATTCCAGTATTGTAATAACCCGATGTATTAGAAATCATTGCATCCACACCAATTCCAACATTGTTATCACCCGAAACGGTTGCGGGTGCAGTATTATTTATCCATAAGTTATTACCTGTACCAGAATTGTAAAACGTAGATATATTTAAAGTTTGCCCTGATGTATTAACCTTCAAAGTAGATGCTATTGCAGAGCCGTTTACTTGTAGTTTATCTACTCCGTTATCGGTAGTGGTGCTTATAAGTACTGCTCCCGAAGAAGCTACCCTCATTCTTTCTGTTGATGTAGTCCAAAACTGAACGTTATCATTACCACCATCAACGTAAAAACGTGCTATATTTTGTGTGCTTCCTGAACTTGCAAAAAACTCCCAAGCTCCAGGTACATTGGTTGATGTTGCACCATTTTGCCTATAATTAAAGTCTCCTCCATAAACAAATGCAGAGTTACTTGACCCGTATGCGGAAAAACTCAAAATTGCATCAGTATTTGTAGTTGCAACAAAACTACCTGGGGTATTTGACCTTGTAACAAGAGTATTCCAATATACTCCTGCTACTCCACTGGAATAACTAAAATGTCTGTGAATGTATTGCGAACCTGCTTTATGAAATTCCATAGCACTATTAGCACCCACAAAAGAAGTAGTAGGCATATTAAAGCCTATTTGATTTGAACTATTAACAAGCATGGTATTAACACTACCTGCTACATCATTAATTCTAAATAATCTACTCCCCCCGTTATAATCATTTCCTACTCTCCATTGAGTTGTGCCTGCATTTTGAAAATCTATATAAGCATTACTTGTAGCTAATCCATTTAATTGTTGTACTACTCCATTACTACTTGCTACTGTTAGTATACTATTTGTGTTATTCCATGTAAAGTTTGCACTTCCTGCAAAAGCCCCCGAATTGTTGTACTGAACTTGTGTATTTGA